ATGCGCAAATATCGATTGTTCAGTATCGCGGCGATTTGCGTTTTCCTGGCGGGTTGCCAAACTCAGGAGCAGCACCAGGAAGCAGTGAACGCCGATCTGAGCGCCCGGCTTGAGCGCTACAACGGCCTGTCGATCGCGGAGTTTCAGGCACGCACCGGAATGCTTCCAGTCGATGCATATCCCGTTAGCGAGGGCCGCGTGTTCGTTTTCCGCATGCCTCCCGTCTATGTGACGCTTCCTGCGACAAACGTCACGCCGGCGATAACCCGCTCATCTCAATGCCAGTTGCTGATCAGAGCCGTCAACGAAGCCAAGATTGCTAAGGCGGATCACTGGCTTATCAGAGGCACCGAGCGGACCGGGCCATGCGGTGGGCTGCCTGTCTAGGCGGCGCTCGTCGGTGAGCTTCCTTGACGTTCCAGACGGCCAGCGTTCATCACCAATTGCAAAAGCCCGTGTTGAATGCTCGGCTTGTTTCGATCTATCGCTTGGTTGACCCACTCCGCTTCGAACCCGTCGTTAACATATCGAGCAGTGGGATCAGCGTTCTCGATCTGAGATAGGTCGAGAATTGCTTGCATACTGCCGATCACCCGGCGCGCGCCGTGGAACGCCTGCAAAACATTGATCGTTCTATCTGAACGCCCCCGGAAACGGTCCTCTGTGGGTGGAGGTCCCAAGATCCACCCATCGAGGGCTTGGGTGTCTATTTCATCCCAGTTCGCCCGACCCGTACGATGAAAAGCAACGCAAAGCGGAAACAACAGTACGATTTCGATGCGCGCGCGGTGCGACCACGCCGAGATGACAGCATCAATCAAGTCTAATATCTGCTGAAGAGAGCGAAGATCGATATCGAAGCGAACTCGGCCAGCGTCAACGAACTGCACTAGATCGTTTTGCGGAACGTGGATCTTCGAACTGTCCAGGTTCGCACACAGATCTGAGACAAAAACTTTCGCGTGGGGCGAGCCAAACGCATACGTGCTGTCAAAGAAACGCTTCAGATACATGAAGCCGTCGAACGCCGGGCCATAGGCTCCGGCGACGCTATGCTGTAGCTGCGAGGCATTCGTCGCGAACACGAAAACAACTCCCTCGACTTCGAATAGATGTTTCATGCGCTCGAGCAGCTGTATGGCATAGGTCGGCCGGCACCTGTCCAGTTCGTCGACCAGGATAAACAGTGGCCCAGCTTTGCCGGTGGTCGGAATGGCCCTGATCGCGGCCGCCAGCCTGTCTCGGAAGCTCCTCATCGCTTGCTCGGTTTTCTGAAACTGGTGGATCAGCTTTTCCAAGGCGCCGTCGAAGATCTTTTCGATCTCTTTATTGCCAACGTCGAGCGCCTGTTCGACCACGATCTCGGCTGTCTCCTCCAGCAGACTGGCGTCATCTCCGGCTTCGAAAACATCATCGGGCGATACGTCGAGATGACGCTTTGCTAGGACCTTCAGCGCGCCTCCAGCTGCTTTGACGGCCAATCGGCCACCATTAGCTTTCACCGCACTCCACGCCTTCTGTAGCTTGGGCTCCTTCTTGACGTACGGAGCAAAAGCTTTGTCGATCGCGGCCATGATCGCGATATAGGGATCATCCGCGTGATCATCGCGCCAGGCGTTGATCGATGCAACAACATGATTGTCCAATGCCAGCTGACGTTCGAAGCGCTCGAGAAAGAAAGACTTTCCACCGCCCCAGCCGGCATCGACGTTGAGCACATAAGTCGCCGGTTTGCCGAGCTTCTTGCGCTTCTCGACCTGGCCCGTGAGGAACCTGTAAAGAAACTCAGCGTCTTGTCGACGATCAAGTCTATCGTCTGCCCAAATTTCGTCGATCGTCAATTTCCGCTCCTGTTAGCGCCGCCTGCTGTAGCCGCGCACGTATGTACCGTTTTTTCGATAGTAGCCGCGGACATAGACGCTTCCGCCGTAACTTCTGACCGGCGTCGCCCAAGATCCATAGCCGTCATAGCCGCCGGGCCGCGACGCTGCGCTGCGTAGGCCACAACGCCGGCCGGCGGCATCCAGGCTTTCAGGCGTCGGGCAGTTGCCATTGTAGATGCGGCCCGATGACGGGACGCCGGTTCCAACGCCATAAGAGGCCGATGTGGGGGCCGCGCTGCTGTTGTTCGTTGATAGAGCAGCAAGCGGCGAGGGCGCATTATCGATCGGCGCCGACGCTAGCGCGGGTGCGGGTGCGGCCGGATAAGAGCTCGTTGCGGAGATCACCGTTGCGGCCGCGCGCCCGAATGCCACGTTTCCAGCCGTCCCGTCGGCAAGCCTGACATGCCCGGAGCCCGACATGCCGTCGGGAGCGCGTAGCACTTCAATCGTCCCATATCGCCCGTCGGAGCAACGCACCGGCGCAGTTATGACAGGCCGCGTGTCCAGCGCGTCATAGTTTCCGCTGCAGGAAACATCACCCGCTGGCGATGCAACTTCGAACCTGCCGCCGCTGATTGCTGCGGTCGTGGTGCCAATCATGGCCTCGCCATTGGTCATTTTCACCGCCGCCGGCAGCGTGATTGTCCCACAACCCGCTAGCAAGAACGGCAGAAGTATTCCGATCGCATAGTTCGATTTCATGATGTCCCCCGACCCATGAGCCAAATATGAAATCAACTAGAAGACGTGTCGACCGCAATTTCGCTCGCAGCCGATGGCCGCCAAACTTCTCCACTGGAAAAGAGTTCTTCTTCCAACCATGCTACGCGGCGCCGTCAGTCTCGCGGCAACTTCCCTAGCAGAAGATGGTTGCCCGCTTTTCCCTCGCATGAACTGCATTTCAGCAGGGTGCCGATCTTCGCCAAGGCAATGCTCCCACCCGAAGTCCGCGCTAGCGCCCAACGATCGACGATCGCCGTATGCTGGCAGCTTCCACAGTGCGCGACCAAGACAAACCATTGGGGCAGGGAAGCCAGGGTCGCTCGCCGTAGTTCCAGTGCCTGTTCTTCGGGTGGCGCCAGATCTATTCCGCGGCGATGGCGCATTTCACTTCCGATCGAAATCAGGGAGCCATCCGCGCGTCATGCCGCGGCTCATCGCGCCCTCAGTCAAGGCGAGTTGCTGGCGAAGGTGCTTGCAATCGAGCAACAAGGTTTCGATCGCCGCTCGAGCGTCATCATCATGCCAGGCGAGAACCGCTTCGACCTCCCATCGAATTTCCGTCGCGGCGTCCGCAGTTGTCTTTGAGGAGGGCGCCGACATCAGCTGTCGAGTTTCAGCGACAGCTGCTCGCCTCCAAGGACTTTCACCACATACGGATTGGGAGGGGTGAGCAACTGAATACGCTCCGACAATTGGCGCCGGCGTTCCTGATCGCGCTCGCGCTGCTGCCGGGAGGCGGCAACGAAGGCAAGAGCATTCTCAATTACGTGTTCTGTCCGTGTCATGCGAACCTCCATCGTTTGTTCTTATTTTGTTCTTGTTAGTGGAGTTGTCAAGGAGGGCCTCTTTTTACCCTTCAGCGGGGGAGACGCCCGCGGCAACAATGGAGAGACGCGCGGCGGGCCGAGAAACTCGATTTTCGTGTGTGCGCTACCGTACAGGAACGAACGCCGCCTAGACACGTTACCGACACGTGCCGAGACCTTTCCCCCGGCGCACTTCTTGTAGTCCAACGAGCCCTTGCCCCCGTCAACACCGGGGGCTTTTTTCGCTCGAACTGGGATTGGACTGACGGAACATATTTTCTTTGCAGGCGATGATGTAGCGGGGCCTAATTTACACCCAGGCGAATCCTGCTATGGTTCCTGCAATCAGTGGGGGATCTCATGAAAATTGCAATCTTAGCCTTCCTCGTTGTTGGAGGCGCGGTGATGCCCGCGTTTGCGGCCTGTGACAGCGATTCCTCCAACTGCTCAGCGTCAGAAGCGTTCTCGCAGCGCGACAGCCGGCCGAGCGACGCAGCGCCGGTTTCAACGAGCAAATCGGAAAGCGTGCCGAACGTTCGGACATTGTCAAATGGAGCACAAATCCGCATGAGCGCAGACGGGAAATCCGGTATCGATCGCTGGGGCCGGCATGTAAATTTTGACCCCAATCGCCCGTAATCTGGAACAGCTGGTTGCCAATCAGTTCTAAAGGTGCGCGCGCACAAACGCTTGTAGCGTTACCACCGTCCACTGGTGCGCCGCATATCAACAATGCGGCCGTCACTTTGACGGACTGAAATTGCGAACCGCTGGCCATTGCGCGAGGCACGATAGTTGAAGAACCGGCCTCGGCAATTTTCCCGGTGTATATCGCGAAAGCCACGATTGCGAAGCAGCCGCTCTGCCTGAGGGCAGGTGACCGGCCGTCCTCGGTTCAAGCTGCTGCCAGTGCTCATATTGATGCCGATCTGAGCGCTAGCTTCCTGCGACACAAGCGGCGACGTGAGGACGGCAAGCGAGAGCGTGAAAGAGACAAGCGAGGATCGAAGAATTCGTGAGCTGAAATTCATCATCATCTCCAAGGGCTATATCTGCGCCAGCTAGAAAATGGGCGGATTTGAATTGCCGTCAACGGTACCTGCTGAAGAACCCACAGAGGATAAGAGGTTCTGCCCGGTCGGGGTCGCTCTCCAACCGCTCGGCTCGCCTTTTCATTCCGGTTCTAACGCCCCTTCGGACTGATAGAAAAAAGCCGGAAGCGGTGCACGTCGACACCCACCCGCGAAGCGCTCGCTCAGCGTGAAGCCTTGCGATGAGAAATGCTGCCGCGTGAGACGCTGGCGCTTCGGTGGCGCGCCTCGAACGCAACTGCCCCCGTCCGCACGTCGGGGGCTTTCTTGCCGCTCGCACTTGGATTGGCCTCACGGAACATATTGGAGGTGGCAAAGTTTGTGTCTGGTGAGGAACACAACGGAGGAATAGGAAAATGCTAGTAAAAGTAATCGCCGCATCAGTTCTCGCACTCGGTCTGGCAACTTCCGCCATGGCACAGTCGTCGGGCAATGGCGGCTCTAACGGTGCGGGGACCACCCAAAGCGGCAATCAGTCCAGTGGCGGCCAGAACGAGGGCGAAAACGGTAACAGCACCTCGAAGGGCAATATGAACGGCCAGGGTGCTGGTACGTCAGGCGGAGACGCCAACGATTGCCAGCGCAAGGAAGCCGGCGGAACGAAGAACCCGTCGACCGCGAACCAGACAAATTCTATGGACGCTGCGAACGCCTGCAAGTGAGCGAGCGTCGATAAGCACCGCCCCGCCGAAAGGTGGGGCATCCTTTGAGAGCAGGTGAGTTCCCCGTGAGTGCGACCCAACATTCGCTGCGCATGGCAATCCTTTTGCACCATCTGAGCATCCGTGAATATCGCGCTCTCCCTCCGCGCGTTGGTCGCAAGACCGTCAACACCGCTACGGATGCGGGCTTCATTCACCCCGAGGACACATCGTCACGTCCTCGATGCAGGCTTACCTCCCGCGGATTGGCGCACCGGCGGGCTAACCCGTATAAATTCTAGTAGCATTTCGATATCAGGAGGCTTGGCTTTGACACCAAATCAATGTCGGGCGGCTCGCGCCCTTCTCGATCTATCGGAACAGGACCTCGCCCTGCGAGCACGGGTCGATATCGACGTCTTGCGAGCTTTTGAAGCAGGCGGCGGCGCTCTCGACGACAGCATTGGAGCTCTTCTGGCAGCGTTGGAAGATGCTGGCGCAATACTGATCAGCTCAGGATCAAATTCACCCGCGGGCGGCGAAGGTGTTCGCCTCGCAAAGCCATCGGAGCGATCAGTAGATACGATAGTGAGCGAAGTCGTCCAATATCCCGAGTTCATGGAAAACGATGCGCCTCCTGGCGCTGGCGGCTGAGGTCGTTTGCAAGCGAGGGATGAGTGTTGCTGTTCCGCACTCGACTCCCTTGGTGCCTGATGTCTTGATAGTCCTCGAGATGCGGGGATCAAGCAATGTTTTATGAGTGGGACGAACGCAAAGCCAATCGGCAGTTTCTAGTTAAGTTTGCAGCGGTGTGGCTCTGCGCCATAGCGATGGCTATGCTCCCCGTGTGGTGGCTCGTTCAGGAGACCACCTTCTAGGTCCTAACGCGGCAATGACAGCGTTCGCTGCTTCCGACACGATCCTTCATCGCTACGCCGCCGACGCCTTCGAGGGATGTATGCGTTGGTCGAAACAACAATTCGGCGCGCTAAGCGCGGGCATTCCATCGAGAGGTTTTTCTATGACCGAATTGCTTCAACTCGCAGAGAGGTTTCTTGAGTTTTGGGAAGAGAACCGTCATGGCTCTTTCTCGCTCACTGAGGTCGCCGTAAGAATCAATAACGGCCGCTCTTTCAGCGCGGATCAGCAAGCAGCACTTCAAGCGTACTTCGATGAAAACGCAGACCGACTAAACCAACTCAACGACGCAACTGTTCGATGGCAAATCTAACGAGTTGTGTACAAGTAGAGACGGAGGGGCCTCGTCCGACATCGACCTCGGAGGCGATCGGAACAAGATCAATGATCTTGATATCGCAGGTAACCCGCTTCGGTAGCTAGATGCAAATGTGCAAAGCGGCCGCCGACACTTGACTCGCTTTTGGATTGTGGCAACCTCCCGCACCCTTCCACCGGACGATGCAGGCTGCCTTGAAGAAACTTTATGAAAGCGGGCGACGTTGGCTAGCCCTACGCGCTGCCAACCAGCTGCGGCGGCGCTGCCGCTCCCGCCCCACCAATGTCTTCCGCGTCAGCCAAAAGGAACGAGATATTCGGCGCGTTCAGATATGGCAAGGGGGCGAGCCTGAGTGGGCTCTCAGCATGAGAGCGCCGTCCAGACCGCCCCAAAAACTTTGCTTCCGCGAAAACATGCGAGAGAGCATGCGCTTCATGGAAGATGTTCGGCGGGCGTCCCATAGAGCGATGCGCAGCAAACGGAAATTGATCGACCGCAGCCGGGGGCCATACGCCCTGCCTCGGCTAGGCGGCTATTCTGATTTCTCCTACCCTAACTACATATCCACGGCCGCGGCTGTCGTCTTGGCTGCGGAGTTCGAACGTTTGGGTAAAGCGCATGGCGAAATCCCACCTACAGTTGACCTCGACAAGTGGAACGATGGTGTATTCCGCAAGCTCTTTCAGATTGGCTTCTTCGAGATAGTTGGCATAACCCCGCAACGAGATGACGTGGTTATCGATGAAGGCGACACCAGGACAGTGCAGATCATCAGCACCAAGAATGCTGACGACCTAGGAAAGGTCGATGCCGCATTGCAGTCACTGGGCACGTTCATGAACCCGGACGGAAGCCTTCCAGATGACATCCTAATCGAGTTCTTGACTGGCTTGAGTGAAGCTATGAGCAATGTCACCAACCACGCCTATCCGCCCGATTACGAGCCGGATTATCCGCACATCGGCCAACTATGGGTCGCCGCGACAGCTGACCGCACGAATAAAACCTTAACAGTCGTCGTTTACGATCAAGGTGTATCGATCCCCGTTACCTACCCTCGCATTCAACGAGTGGATCGGGTTGTGCATTATCTAACGCGAGCATTGCGGAAGGCGCCCGAATTTGACTTCCAGAACGACGGTACATACATACGTGCTGCTATGAAGCATGGTGGTTCACGTACTGACCAGAAACATCGAGGAAAAGGTCTGCCGCAAATGGTCGAGGTCCTCGAGCGCACAGGTAGAGGCAAGCTTAGCGTCTACAGTCGAGGCGGATGGTGCACACGTGATTCCGATGGACGGTTGAAGTCAGGTGCTGTACCATTTTCGGTAGGTGGTACGTTGATTGAGTGGGCCGTGGAACTTACACAAACGCCGGCAGTTATCAGCTCATGATCATAGATGTTGCTCAGCAATTCAGCCCTTACCCGTCTGGCCGTGTTTCCGCGGACAGCGCGTTCAACGGTGCGCGCTTCCGCGACGAGCTTCTGGAACCAGCCCTGAAGGCCGCGCAGCAGTCTCACACGAAGGTCACAGTGGATATCGATGGAGTTCGATCGTTCGGATCGTCCTTCCTTGAGGAGGCCTTCGGCGGTTTAATCCGATATGGCAAGTTCGACCGAAGAGACCTGCAAGAGCTTCTCGAGGTTCGCTGCACCAAGCCTTACCTGGCAATATTCAGAGATGCTATAACGTTGTACATCAATAAGGCAGTGCGCGAAGAGCCCGCAATTGCCCACCACTGACGCTTGGCTTGATAAGCTCATATTCGTCCTCATCGGCGCCGTTTTGGCTTGGCTGCTGCATCAGATACGAGTGGCGTGGGCTGAAGATGCGGCCGTTCTTAACGAGCACATTAAAGATATTGAGAAATTCTCGGAGTCTGCTCAAAATTATTGGCTAAAGGATACGTCGTCCAAGAATGAGGATTTAGCGTTGGCGGCTCGCGTCCGTGCTGCACACGCTGCTACAACGCTGCTCTACGAGCAGATGTCAGAGGCCTGCGGGACGAAGCGAGATGAATACAAACGCCTCGCTCTCGACATGTTTGCCGAAGCAACCGGCGGAGATTTTGAGGATTTTCCTCGCAAGATGGATCCCGCCCGCGCTATCTCCGTTCATGATCGCGCGGCGCGCCTTATTCATCTGCTCCGCATCAGCCGCAAGGGATTGCTTTCCATGTCACGGCTGGCCTCTCTCCGAGTTGATTTCGACGGTCCGCCCTGAACGAACCAAATTGTCGCGAATGCCCCTTCATCGCGTGTGGTTCCTCGATGGCGTTCCGGATGAGGTACTTCAGTACATCATTTGTGGTTTCGGAGAAATTTCGGCCAACGAAGATTGTAATTAATGCCCTGATGTTGCGGCCTGAACGGCGGTTCGACCCACTGCGGCCGGCACGCGGTTCGGCGCCCCGCGGGCTGCCGCTTCGCGGATCAACTGGACGGATTGCGGATCGGTGAACAGGTTCGCCAATGTCACGACATTTCGACCCAACGCCGCCCGCTTCAGCGCGTCGCCGGCGTTGGTGACGAAGCTGGCACCTAAGGAGCCGATAGCGTTGGCTGCTCGCTGCGGCAAGGAACCTTGCGCAAGATCGGCATTGGCCGCCCGGTTGAATTCTGTCGCGCTGCCGATCGGCTTCCGGCGGCCGGTTGCCTGCAGCACGTCGAGCAGTTCAGGCATGGCTTCGCCCGCAGCCTGGTCAGGCAGCCCGCGGAAAATCGCCGCGAGCAGTTCGTCACGCGGCTCGTTGCCGGCGACGTCTTTCCGAAACTTGGCGCCTGCGAACTCTCGGCTTCCTTCCTGTGTCTCAGTCGAAGCGCGGGCGAAGCGATCGGCCAGGGTCTGCCGAACAAGGCCCGTTGTCGTCTCTGGATCCTGAGCGATAAGGCGGCGCACCGCGTCGAGGGTTTCGTCGCCGGAACCCGTCATCGGGTTATGCGGCATCAGGGCGTCGCCGGCCGAGCCGGTCGTGTTGGCTGCAGCAACGCGGCCGAGCGGACCTTCGGCGATCGGCTGGACCGTGTCGCGGGTGATGTCGGCATATTGCTGCTTGCCCGCCGCGAAATTGTCGCTGGCGTTCGTCATAGCGTCGTCAATCTGTTGAAGGATCGATGTAACTGCGGCGTTCTGCTCCTTGGTGATCGCGTCCTGCCCGATCTGCGGCATATCCATGCGATCTCGGAAGAATTTGCGCACGCGATCGAGATTGCCGATATCCGTGATCGCACGTTCGGGAACAGCGGGAACCGCCGGCGTCATCGTGTAGCGGGTGACCTGACCGTCAGGACCGGTCACAGGCGAGCGCGTTGCAGGCTGGCCGGGCTGCGCCGGCTCGGCAATGAGATGGCGCCGAAGTTCGCCGAGCGGGCGCGCCATGATGCCCGTCGTATCGCTCGCGATAGCACTATCGATGCTCGCGAGGATATTTTGCACCGCATCTTCAGGCACAGTTTCGGCGTTCGCTGCGGTGTAGGCAGGCCGGACGGCCGCGGTACGCGCCTGCTCGACATCACGAATGGCGTTGGTCGCGGCTTCAGAAGCGCGAGGACCCAGCACCGACGGGCTTGGCGATTGCGGCGCGATCATATCCAACACGTTCCCGACCGCGCTATCGACTTGCGCCGGGCGATCTCGGAAGAATGGTCCCATCGCCGAACGGCCGTCAACGGAGCCTTCGACGACGCGCTGGAGCGTGGGGAGCGAGGTGGAGCCGCCTTGCGCCTGGTCAATCGCTTCCGCGCCTGTCAGGCGGACGCCGGTGCCATTGTCTTGCAAACGAGCGGCACGATCCCAATCGATCGCAGCCGGATCGCCCAAGGCCCGGACGAGAGCGCTTTCCGGTGCACTCGCCGCGCTTGCTGCCGCAGCACCGACATTCCCGACCAGAGCCCCGGCGACGCGCGCGTACGGCTCAAGCGAAGTACCTTCTGTCAACTGGCCAGCGCCTTCGGATGCGACGCCCGGCGCTATAGCATTGCGCGCGAGGTCGCCGGCGTAGCTTACAGCCCGTCGGCCGGCGCCTTCAGCCAGACGCGTTGCGCGCGAGGGCCCACCGCCGGGAACGGCAAATTCGGCAACGGTTTCGGCGAATTTGCCTGGCGTCGTCCGCGGCTCGTAGAGATGGTCATCCATGAACTCGCGGGCCTCGTCCTGCGCGTCAAAGATGGCTTGATTGACCTTTCCGCCTATCGAGCTCGCACGGAACTCACGGCTGCGCGCTTCGTCCTCTGCTGTCCGCGCGGGGAGCCCGAAAATTGCGCGTACCAGGTGGTCGGCACCGTTCGCGAGATAGTCGCCGGCCGCTTCTCCCAAGCGATTGACCGTAACGGGCAGCATCACCGTCTCCGCGGCGCCGCGCGCAATGCCGGCGGGCACGCTAGACGCGATATCGCGCGCGATGCTCGGCTGTACCGGCTTCGGCCGAGCGTCGGTGATCAGATCATCGAACGTCAGGGAAGAAACCGAAGGGACGAGGTCGTCAAAAATGCCAGCCATCAAAGTCCCTCCGGATTGATGCCGTGCTGGCGAAGTCGCTCGATTACCTTGTCGCGCGGTGCGCCTTTGGCAATCGCCGCGCGGGCGGCCGCCAACGGATCTTCAGACGCCGCCGCTGTTGTCGTCACGGGTGCCGCGGCGGTTTGCTGCGCAGTCTGCATCCGGGCCAACATCTCGGGAGGGACGGGAACACCGTTAGCCTGCATGATCCGCGTGATCTGATCGGCGGCGCCAGCCGAGGAACCCGCCAGCGCCGTCAACGCGGTGTCTCGAGCGACCTTCTTGTTCTGCAGTGTTTCCGGGTCGTCGCCGGGCAGGGGGATGAAGACGCGGGCGTAGTTCTGAAATTCTTCTCGACCGAATGCCGCGCCCGTATCGGGGCGCAGCACAGACAACATGAAGTTCATCGCGGAATTGTAGAACTGCCGGCCCTCAGGAGAGACGAGATTGTTGCTTAGCGAGAGGGGCAATACATCTCCCGTTCGCCCAAGCATCAGTTCGAAATCGCGCGCCGCGGGCACATAGCCTTTGTTGCCTTGCAGATCATCGAGGTTCGCCGCCGCTGATGCGGCGCGGTTGTAGAACATCCCGTTCTTAGTCGTGAACTCGGTCGGCTTCATGCCAAGCTGCTCATTGGTGCCTGTCGGCTTGGCTTTATCGTACACCTGGACGTCGGCGGGCAGGGGCTGACCGTCTGCCGTGACATAAGTGCTTTCGTTCGGCTTGCGGAATACCTGGACGCTCTTGTTCCCGACCACGGCCGTCCCTTCGATCAGGGACTTGTCCGCCGACGGATTGTAGGGCTCGGCGCCCGAGCGGACGGCCGCGCCGGGCGACATGTACTGAGGCTTGCCGTTGGCGCCGATTGCCTGAACGGGTGCCTTGTCTCCAAGGATAGTGTTCAAGAGCATCTCGTCCGTAAGTGCGCCCGACTGGCGCAGTCGCTCGTTCTGCTGTGCCGTCCACTCTGTTTCTGACAGGGGTTTCGTCGCGCCGTGCACGGTGCGCCCGTCCGGCGTCATGATCGTTTCGCCTTGATTGGCCGAGACGGCGCCTGTCTGCGTCGGCGGAAGGCCGTACATATCTGCGATCGACGGCGGCACGAAGCGCGTCGCGTCTTTGCCGACCGGCGCCAGCAACGAGACGGTAACGTCCTTGGTATTTCCAAGCCGGGTTTGCTCGAGCGCACGAACGTTATCCGCGGCATTGGCCGTCAATGCCCGTTCATTGTCAGCGGCGTTCGTCTGCAGCGCGCGGGCGTTGTCCGCTGCGTTATTGGCGCGGGATGTTTCGGCCCCAACATCGACACCGTAATAGCCCGTTGCTGGTGTCCACTGGCCCGTGGCCTGGCCGAGACGATCGAAGGTGGCCTGATCGAAGTTCGGGTTGCGGGCGTAGTCGAATACATCGGCAAGCCGCTGGGCTTCGGCACGCTTCGCACCGGCTGTCGCGTAACCCGCCAGATCGGTTCCGCTCGGCGGAGCGAAGATGTTCGCTAGATTGCTGAAGGCTTGGCCGAGTTCTGGATTGTTGTAGTAGCGAGATTGCTGGACGGGCAATGGCGTGTCCTCACTGCAAACGATGTTGGTGGGCGGTCGCACCTGCTGCTCGGCGGACGGCGATTTCGCGAACGACTGGATCTCCACGCCGGGCGATTTCCCGTCTGCAGATTGTGGCTGCGAGTTCGTGGCTCAGGGCCGCAGCGTAAAGCAGCCGGTCATCACGAAGCGGATCGCCAGGGGCGCAGGTTATGAGCGCGCTAGCCGCTGCCATGGACAGATCGAGACGTTCGCGCGGAATATAGCGGGTGGCGACCTCGCCAAGAACGAGGGTTGCCGCGAAAAACAGGTCAAGTAGATCCCGGGAGTGAGCGGGATACTCGTCTGCGATCGACGGCGTGTGGCTCACGGCACGAAGGAGCGCGTCCAAACCAAGCATGGCGTTTTCCATGGGCTTTTCACGCTCGCAAACCTTGATGAATGCGCGTTTGGCGCTTCCGAGTAGAATTCCGATATCAACGGCGCTCATGAAAGCACCTGACGAATATGGCTGAACAAGGGTTTCCCCGATCGTCTGGATCAAGCGAATGACTATTGAAGCTGCTTGAGGTTAGGACGACTCCGCGGAATTTACTCCGGAAGAGGTGCGGCGGATGCCCGAGGTTCCGCGCTTATCGGGTAGCGAAAATATAGCTGGTTCGGTGGCGGTTGAACAGCCCCAAAACGCCTATTTTTCAGGTGTTTCCGATGAGGACCAGACGTCCAAAAGTTCCAGCGGGGAAAATTTTTGTGCGCGCGGGGTACGCCGAATTCGCATGGCGGCGCGGACTGGTGCCAGGGGTCGGGTCGGCAGGGTGCGGCCACCCGCGATATGGTGAATTCCGCACCATTGTAGGTTCTGTAGGTCGGGCGGCTGACAGCTGAAATTATTCGAAAACGAAATCAGAGGGCTATCGAAAAGGGTCGACATACACTGAAAAAAGGGCTCGTATCAGTGTTGACTTATGAGACCATGTATATGAACATTTGCGTGTTGAAACCATCTTGAGGACAGTCAGATGAACACCAAGAAGCACAGCAATACCAACAGCGTAATGACGGCGCCTTTGATGATGCACGACGCCGACAAGTTCGTGACCGCCTTCCATCAAGGGAAAAAGGTGGATTTCGTAGCGGCTGATGGATCGCTCGAAATCCGCCCGGTCTACGGTCTTCGCGAACCCGACTTCACGTTGACCGCGCAATTGGACACGGCGTTGAAGTTTGCGCGAAAGTACCGTGTTGCCTTGGCCGCAAATAGCCACGACGAGAGCGCGGAGTGGCGGGACGAGCTTGAGGTGCTTGGTCTGCACACGGGCTTTCCTTGTATCCGCACGCTCTGCGCTGGCCTGGTCGGGTGCATCTCGGCCGGTGCCAAATGAGTACACCTCAACCGAACTAACCTAAACGGGTTCGCTTTGGTCCTTGAATGGCACCCAAAGCGAACCGTTCCGTATACTGCCACCCAAAACGAACCGCAGGAGATTTGAATGCATGTCCGCGCATATCTGCGTGCCTCCACCAAAGGGCAAGACGCCAACCGTGCCAGGGGCGAGCTTACGAAGTTCGCCGAAGATCGCGGCCTGAAGATCGCCGCCTCTTACATCGAGAACGAGAGCGGCGCCAAGCTGGCACGGCCGGAACTGTTTCGCCTTTTGGCGGACGCGCATCCGGGTGACATTCTTCTGATCGAGCAAGTCGATCGCCTGTCTCGTCTTACCGAGACGGATTGGAAGAAACTGCGAGGTGAAATCGACGCCCGCGAGGTGAGGGTCGTTTCGCTCGATCTGCCGACAAGCTGGTCCATGGTTTCCGCGGATGCCTTCACGGGTAGGATGTTCGCCGCGGTGAATAACATGATGCTGGACGTCCTCGCAGCCGTTGCACGTAAAGACTACGACGATCGCCGGCGCCGCCAAACGCAGGGCATCGCCAGAGCGAAGGAACTTGGCCGATACACCGGGCGTCCGGAGAATGCTGAACGCAACTCCGCAATTGTGAAAATGCTCAGAAACGGGTCCAGCTGGCGAGATATCATCGCCGCGACAGGTTGTTCGCGCTCAACGTTGAGCAGGCTAAGTCAACGGATCAGCGACAAGCCAACCGCGAAAAGGAAAAAGCCCCATGAAGCTGATGATGGAAGCTGAAGTTGCCGCGGTGCTCCGCTGTAGCCGCGAGAAGGTGAAGCGGCTCCGGTTTTCCGGAAAGCTACCTTATATCCCCGGGCGGCCGGTTCTGATCGACGAAACCGACTTGCTGGCATATATCGAGGCGAGCAAACGCGAAGTCCAGGCCAAAGCACAAGCAGCAGACACGAAGCCTACAATCAGCGCGCAGGAGTGGGCGCGCCTGGCGCTTCTGAAACCGAAACGCGCGCCACGATCGCGATAGGCCGATCAGCCCAAAATTCCCCGATCGTTTTCAACTCGCTCGCCCCTCATAAGCGCGGCCGCTTTCAGCCTGGCTTCGGCAAGTTCTTCTGCGAGCTCCGCGGCCGTCATCTCGTGAGGCTGCTTCTTGTTTTTCGCGTTGTCCGGGTTGAACAGGCCTGCGGCGCGAAAGAGCGTGGAAATTATTTGCGCTTGCGCTGACGGCGCCACGTGGGGGTTGTCAATCAGCTCGATCGCGCGCTTACAGATGCGCGGCAGCGCGTTGTCTATAAGCTTGCGAACGTCTTGCGGGATAGGCTGGTCCGCCGATTTCTTCTCAGTCATCCAAAAATCCCTTCGCCTTCCAAAATCGCAACTTTGTATCGCAGTGCTCGCAACTCCGCGGCCAATCTCGCTTGTTCGCTTGATACCTGCGGATGCGGGGCGTCGACGCTGGCAGCGAAAGATGCTGCATCGGCGCGCTCTTTCTTCAAACGGGCCCGATCAGCGGCTCGGCCTGGCTTGTGGGCCTTTTGCCAGGCTGCGTCTTGTAAGCGCTGCTCGTCAGTCATCGACGCCAGCCGGCGGGCGCGTCTTGCGGCATTGGCTTTTTTTGCCTTCAGTTTCCGCGATAGCTTGATTTCCGCGTCCGGGGCGTCGCCGTCCGGCCACTGCGTGACATGCCATCCGTCCCCCTTCGGCGTCTTGCCGCCGTGGAAATAACATTTCCCATTCTCCATTGCTGGATTTCCACAGCGGTCACCCGAGTGCTTCGCTGTAGCCGTGCATTTGGGCAGCTCGCCGCGGCGAAGGTTCCAAGCCGTGATTGCCTCACTTCCGATTTGCCGAAAGCGTGCCGACTTTTGCCAGGCCGTCGGCGGCCGCTTGATCCGTCGGCGCCGCTTCATCTGGAAATCTCCCACAGGCCGCAGTCCCGAGGGGCTGATTTCTGGAAAGAGTTTATGAGGTATCGCGCCGTAGCGAGGATGGCGTGTTCATCCTCCCCTGAGACGCGACCACACATCACGGACAATCTGTCCGATCTCTCGTAGATCCCATAAGCTGACGCGGTTGTTCCATGAGAAATAATCGGCCTCAAATCGCGGGCCGGTCGTTTGGTCACCCTTATAAGGGGGTGACCAGACCGACCGCCTAGGCCCGGTGCGGTCGGGATGAGGTTGACCGGAAATCGACCGGTGCGACCGGACACTGAGTATGCAACTGAAATCATTAGAAAATCTCCGAAATCAAGAAGTCGACCGCATGGTGACCGGAAGTGGCTCAAGCCCCGTCAAACCGCTCGTCCTGATCGAGCCGATTTGCGATGCCGGTCGAATTGGTTTTCGGGTCGTTTTCCAAATCTTCGAACAGCTGCGCAGCGTCCTGTTTGACCGGCAAACCCCATTTATTGCCTCGATGGACGATCAGTTTTTTCTCCGCCATTCGTCGCAGCGTCGACCTCAAGCCTTCAGGCTTGCGGCCGTTGCCGAGCGCATCGGCGATTTCCTGAAGGTCAAAGGCCTTTTCGAAAGCGCCCATGTCGGCAAGCTTGTCGATGATCTCCTGTTGTTGCTTCGTCGCCGTCGGCACACGCGTTGCCTTTTCGGAGGTGACTTTCGCGATGCATGAGGGGATGGGAGTGGTCAACCTCGCATCTCGCACTGCGAAGGCTTCCAATGTGAAGGACCGAGAGAAAGTGCCGTCCATGTCACGTTGCTTGGTCACGACGATCGAGCCGCCGGCACCCTTGCCGTCCTCGCCTCGCGAGGGCTCGACTGCGATCTCGGTGTCGACAGCAGCGCGCAACGCCGAGCTTCCACGCGCACCCCTGTTGTCATCCTTGCCGGAGTGGTGGATGATCATCACATGCGCTTTCGTGGCTGCCCGTAGACGATCGACGTTCCGGATAAAGGCGCCCATGTCCTTTGCGCTGCTTTCATCACCGCTGCCGAAGGTGCGCGCCAGGGTGTCGACGATGATGACGCCGAGATTGGGTATCTCTAGCGCCTCCGAAATAAGCTCTGCCAGATCGTCTTTCGAGCCAAAGAGATCTAGGCTGCCCGTAAGGAGCTTAAAGGCCGTGGGGTCTTCGCTTGCGTGCGCCTGGTGAAGAGCAACGGCGCGCTGACCGATCTTCCTGCCGCCTTCAGTCGCGACGTAAAGCGTTCTGTGCTTTTCCGTCTTCTGTCCGGCCCACCGCCGCCCTTGCGAGATTGCATGCGCGAGATCGAGAGCGACAAACGATTTGCCGGCGTTGGATGGGCCGTACATAACGGAAAGGGCGCCCTGATCCAAAAGGCCCTCGATCAGGGGCGTATCGGGCTCCACGAATGCGGTGTCCTCCAGTTCGTCGAGGGACTGGACCCGAAAGCGTTTGCGGGCGGGAGAGGGTGCGGCCGATGCAGTCGGATCGTCAGGCAGGACGTCGAACCAGTCGCTGGCATCGGCGGCCTTTGGAGCCGCCTTCACCCAGCAGCGCGCCAGCTCGCGCGCCGTCAGCTTTTCTTCCAGATCATCGCCAGGGCTGATGGCGAAATCCCACACCCAAAGCAGTGCTCCGTACTCGTTGACGCTGAAGCCGCAGCGCCGCATGTGCGCGGCAAGCGCCAGCCGTCGAGAAGACGCCGTTCGGTCCTTTCCGGCGTGATCGCCAGCATTCCAAAGCCTCGCTAGGGCATCGCTCTTGTCCCTTGCGGTGTCAAAACGCTCGCGAAGTTCGGCTGGCAGATCGGCGTATACAGAGGCCTCGCCGCCGAGCGTTCGATCAATCTCGTCGATAACGGCTTGGATCTCGTCGTTGCTATCTGATTTCGGGCTGACGTCGCTCACGGGGACGAACGAACGCGCTATCTCACCCATGTCAAACCGCCGGCCGCCCCGGCTCAAGATATCGACACGCCGTTCTGTTCTTCCTCTCTCGCGCTTTTTCGCCGTCGGAATGTTGAGGGTCCCCGGCAGTCGCATGATATGCGAGATGTCGAACACGCCGTCGCCATTTAGAGTGATTTTGATCCCCCGACCCAGGTCTTCGGCAGCTTGCGCGAAATCGGCCGCAGCGAGCTTCGTCTTCAGAAGCCAGAACAGCTGAATGCCGCCGCCGGTGTCGAAGCTGAAGGACGGCGGGAGATCGCCGCTCGCAAGTTCCGTCGCAACCCCTCGAAGGCGCGCACGTTCCGAGTTTAGCTCGGCCGCGCCGCCCTCCGGATCAACATCCGCAAACACGGCTCGAATGGTGACGATATCGCGCTTTCCTGGCTTCTTGTCTGGCGCGTCCGACCGGGGCTCGTTGGGAGTGAAATAGAGGTTGCACTTGCCGTCGCGAGCGTCGATCCACTTGGCGATTTCGTCCCACCTGCCGGGCGAGAATGTCTTCCCCTCCGTAATGCCGGTTTCCGGGTGAATGGAAACAAGGTTGTGCGCGCCGTCGGCATCCAACGCGGTTAGGAACTGGATCGCTACCGCCGACACTTTGGCGATCGGCTGTTCGACAACCGAGGCCGGCGTGCTCGGCACTGCTGCCGACGTATCTCGTTCTTCCCCGCGACGAGCACGGTACTGTTGCGCGAAACTGCCCTGATTTATTTGCAGAAACGCTTGGCTTTCGCTATTATTTGGCTGCAACATCTATCTACCTTTCGAGCCGGCCGCGTATTCCCGTACGCGCCGGCTTTCGTTTTTAGCGAAGCTTGAAGCCGCAGATCTGGCACGCTCACATCTCGAGAGCTCCGCCAGTTGCGCGACCGCGCCGCAGGCGTGGGCGCTCGTAGCCAAGAGAAAATCGAATGCCGCCCGCGTATTTTCCGGCGTCGGTAGTCGCGAAGAGCCGACGGGGTAGACTGGAAATTTGAAGAACCTAGTTTCGTCACCCGCAGCGCCAAACATCGGCGGCGTCGATATCTCGAGGATCATCGCACCGGGGCGCAATGTCGCGCCGGCTGGAATGTCGTCGACCTTGGGCAAATTCATTGAGATGAATAGTGGTGCGGACAAGCCGCTTGGGATCTGCATCTGAAAGCCTCATTACGTGGGCGTGCGAGCACGGCCCGTTTGGGGGGGGCGAGATATCGATCAGGTGCAGGGTTTGTGCTTGCCTTTGGCAAAACGGCGCCATCCTCGAAATCTCGGTGCGGGCCGCGACGCATTGAAGCGAGGATAGCGATGCAAGACTGGTAGGATCGCGTCACGGCGTGAGTTTGCGGCGGTCCTTAGCCGTCGCATATGGGGTCTAGGCGAAAATGTCTGCCGTGCGAACCGATGCCGGGCGAACACCTGGCAGACGCGGCTGCATGTTTCCGGAGCCGCGTTCAAGCATTTCGTCGAGATCGACCCGACGGATCAACCGACGATGTCCGGCGCGAACCGAATTCAGCTCTCCGCGGTGCATTAAATTGTAAATGTGGCCCCGTGAAGCCCGGAGGTATGTCGCCGCCTCGTCGATCGATAGTACTGCAAGCTGTGCAGGGTTCTCAGCCATATATCGGTTCCTCGAAAGTAAACTCTGATCAAGAGTTTGCAGCGGTGAACAACGGCTGTCAATAAGAAAAGCTCAATGATATCAAGGACATTTTGTCCATGAGGCCTGTTTGGGTGCCATATAGGTGACATACCCAGGAGCGTGTTCTTGCTTCGCGGAGGACGGAAACCTAGCGCCCTATGGCAAGGCGTGGTTCGAGCATGATCGAAGTTAGGGTAAATGCTAGGGCGATCATGGCTGCGCTGAAATAGTGATTTAAAAACAGCGCCTTAGGGCGTGTTGTGGCGGAAGAGGTGGGATTCGAACCCACGGTACGGTCTCCCGCACGCCGGTTTTCAAGACCGGTTCCTTAAACCACTCGGACACTCTTCCATCTGATTGATAAGGTTGTGCAATCCGGATTTCCCGGAAGCCGTGAAAGCGGCGGTTGCTACCGCTTTGCTACCCAATCACTCGACGGCTGGCTTTTTAGCAGCTTTGATGGCCGCGTCAACTTGCTCCGCAGCGTTTGCCTGCATTCCCGGCATGACATGCGAATAAAGGTCAAGCGTGATGCCGATCGTCGAATGTCCCAGCCGTTCACTTGCAATCTTCGGGTGGACGCCGGCGGCCAGCAACTGGGTAGCATGCGAATGGCGAAGGTCATGGAATCGGATCCGCGGGAGATCGGTCTTGGCGAGCAGTCGCGTCCATTCGTGAGTGAGTGACACCGGCTTAAGTGGGCTACCGTCGACCTGGGCAATAACGAACGAATCATCACCCGGCCTGATGCCGATCTTAAGCTGTTCCTCGGCCTGGGCGAGCCTATGACGCTTTAGCTCCTCGATCACTGTCGACGACAGCGCGACGGTTCGGGACTTGCCAGACTTCGTTTCCTTATACCGGACCTCTGTCCCGACCTGCTCGGCGCTGCGCGTGACAGAGATTGCCGCGCTATGCAGGTCAACGTCCTTCCAGCGCAAAGCTATAATCTCTCCCCGCCTTAGGCCGCATAGCGCTGCCAACAAGGCTGGGACGAATACCCGACTCTTCCGCAGGTCGTCCAGCATGACCGCAGTCTGCGGCGCCGTGTAAGCCTCCATCTCCTTACGCTCGACCTTCGGCGGGCGGGTGAGGGCAACCGGGTTTTTCTTAAGTAGATCCCAGCGAACCGCTTGATCCATCGCAGTTAGCATGACGCGACGGCAATGATGGACAGTACGCGGCGACAGTCCGCCCTTGCCGTCACGCCGGCCACTTTGTAGCAACTTACTCCAAGCGCTATCGATGCGGGCCGCCGTCAACTTGTTCAGCGTAACGGCGCCCAAGACCGGCGCGACGTTCTTCAGCAGCAGTTCCTCGTAACGCTGGTGGGTTTTCGGTGCGACGTTCGCCTTCTCGTGTTTCAGCCACGTGATGAAGTACTCTCGAACGGTTGTTTTTGCCGGCTCGACATAGTGACCGCCATCTAGTTCCGCGATAAGCCGGGCGCATTCCGTCTCAGCTTGGCGTTTTGTGCCGTGGAAGGTGTGCCACTTGCGGCGGCGCTTGCCCGTTTCGACGTCAGGGACGTCCAAGACGATGGCCCACTTGCCTGGAGAACGCTCCCTAACGTGGCCTCTCATTGTGGATCTTCCTTCGGCTTCTGATGTTCGAGTTCGGCCATCTGTTGCTCAAGAGCCCATTCTTGGCGTCGCACTTGTGCTTCGCTGCGTTCTAGATCGGCGGAGACGATGGCTTCCTCGACCGATTTGAAGTTCAGCATTCTGTGGAATTCGGCAGTCATATCAACCGTTCGATTATGCGCCGTGACGAGTTCATCTTCGAGCTGGGGAAACTCCATTGAGAACAAGACCGCAATCTCTCGAGCGTACATTTCGAGATCTTTAGCTCCCTCATGTTCCTCAAGTTTCTTGCCCCAAGCTTCACCGACCCGTGCGGCGTGATCAACGGCTTGCGATGATGCTTTCATAATCGGGTCGATGTGGAACAGGGCCCGCATTCCAATCTGACATAATCTTCTGATCGCTTCTGATCGTGTGGCTACGCGATTGGAATAACGCCAGTCATCGACGCCCGAAAGTTCCTCGTCCGACATCATGATCGGAACGCGATTTTCGCGAGGCTTAATCACACAAAACATCCTTTTCAGAACTGATATCGCACAGACAATAAAAAATCGGCACAAAAAGCACAAGTGGCTCTTGACCGAATACCAATGATGGTTAATCATTAAAAAACGGCACAAAAGGCGCCGTTAACGCCGATTATTGGAGATGTAGGATGACGCTTGAAGAAGCACTTAGCCGACCGACCATCCCCGTTACCGAAGCAGGGCGTCTGTTCTTTGGTCTCGGGCGAAACGCGGCATACGCGGCCGCCAAGTCTGGCGACTTCGAAACGCTCAAGATCGGTGGGAAAATTGTCGTTCCCGTCGTGCCACTAGCTGAAAAGCTCGGTCTGAAGGCGACGGTAGGGAGGGTGGCATGACCCAGAAAGCAAATGGCCCGGCAAGCGTTGGCGCGCTTCCGGACCGTGGTTCCATCAATTCCGAGCAGGAGAAAGATATGAACAAGGCAGTAGATAACACGACTTCAAATTCAGGGCCAGCCCGCAACTTTGCCGGCCGCACTCACAAGGAGATTTTGGACGCTCTGGAAGATGTCGATGTCTCAATAGGCGAACTGCGCCGCGCGACCATGGTGCTGGACGAGTACGTGAACTTCGAAATCAGGGCCGGCAACTGCGGCCGCTTCAAAGAGCGTTGCCACCTAACCCCCGAGCAGGTCGATGGCATCCTCTACATGCTCGTTCATGTGCGCGACATGTCTTGGAATTTGGAGCGGGCAAATGACCGCGCCTATGGGCGGGAGGCGCAGTCATGAGCAAGTCTGTTCACTCACACAGCGCCACCGATAATTCCTTTGCTGTTTCACGTCGGTGGTTCCTAGGCGGTGTTGCCGTTACGGCGATCCCCGCCACCGTGGTAGCAGCCGAGGTTCAGCTTCCGGCCCCAATGTCAGCCCAAGAGCGGTTTGACTTCCATATGGCGGAGCTCAAGAAGGCTGCAGAAGAAATCGACCCGATGATTGGCGGGTGGACTTACGCTGGGAAGCCCGGCGGCGGCACGCCTTGCGTCTTCCTTCTGACGGCGGATCGCAAGACAGGCCGTTATGAGGGCGATGGGTTGTACGAGGCCGCCGTTGAAAATTGGAACGGCAAGCGCACCAACTATCAGGTTCGCCTCATAGAGCCCAGGGCCGACGGCGTCCGGCGGTTTGAAGTCTCTTGCCCCGGTGACCGGATGCATCTGACCGAGACCAGGTTCTGCACCTTCATCGGACGGAGGGTCGCGTAATGACTTCTTCGACCAGCAGCATCAAATCCATGTTCCAGACCCAGCTCAGGAACGCCAGCATCGGCAGGGAACAGATCGAAGCTGTTTCCAAGCATCTGGCCCAGTTGATGCACAACTTCCACGGTGATCTTTCCGGTCACGGCTGGGAGATCTGCGTCAGTCACGAGGTTGGTGCGGAAGTGATCCTCATCAAGCCCGCGCGCCGGGGACTGGGGGTTACCCGATGACCCAGTCTCTCACCAAGCGCGAGCAACTGGAGCTTCGCATCGAAGAGATGATCGCCCTTCTCGATCTGCTCGATGGAGATCCAGACATCGAAGAAAACGGAGACGAGCGCGACATCGGCATGCCGGCTTGTTGGGCTCAGTCATACAAATCCGGCCAAACCCTGGTCCTCGAAGACGACGAGGATGGCGGCGATACCGAGCCGAACGGCGACGAACTGGACACTGGCTGTTCCGAAGACGAAGGAGGCGTTGGCCCATGGCACTGACACCCGAAGCAGGTACGGCAAACAAGGCGCTGAAAGCTCCTACCAAAATGCGCGTTCAGATCATCGACAAGGGGCTTCCCGTCGGTCTTCCGGTGACTGTGTCCGGACGCGATGCCTGGGCGTTGCAAAGGCTCATCGAGGCGGGCGCTCGCGGCTTTAGTTCAGTCGAAAATCCGGCGCCGCGGACCTCGCACTACATCTGGAAGCTTCGCCGGTTCGGTTTTGCCATCGAAACCGAACACGAACCGCACGGCGGCGCCTATCCCGGCACGCATGCCAGGTATCGGCTTCATTCTGAAATCGAGGTCCTCGAAGGGAAGACGGCATGACAGATCCCCGTTCTTACCCTGATGACCACAGCGTCACAGCCGCAGCGCAATGGGTCGCGGACAACGACCCACGCTCTGACATCATCCCAGCGATCAAGGAGAAATTCGGCCTGACCTCTCTACAGGCAGCGGAGGCATGCGCGCTAGCGCAGAAGATCCGCGTGGCTCGGAGGTCTGACGGATGATCGAGCACGAAGGATTTTACTGGCTGCCGATCTTGTCCAAGGAGATGCGCGAAGCAAAAGAGAAGCTTCCGAACCGCGCCGCTTGGCCTGAGGACTTCGCGAAAGAATATAATCGACTGCGGGCGGAATTCACGAAAGCCCGCAGCGACTTCATCGGCTGGATGCGCAAGGATCGCGATTCCAGAATGAACTCGACCGCCAAGGAGGTCTTGGCCTTCCTGGCGGAAAGCGTCAACTTCGACACAGGTCGGTGCGACCCATCCCACAAGACGATTTCGGACGAACTCGGGCTCAGTGTCCGAACGATCGAACGCGCGATGTCCAGGATACGACAGGCCGGATGGATGGTTGTATTCCGCCGGGGAAAGATGGCGTCGAATTTTTATAGGCTTCGGGTTTCAACTCAGAAGGCGAACAACATCATCGATTATGCCTTGTCCCTTCGCGAGCAGCGCGCAGAGGAATGGCAGGCCCGAAAGCGAACCGCCCGGTTTGTGAGTGACCCGACAGAAATGGCGGATCACTTCGGGAGTGACCCGACAAATATGCGTGGTCATGAACCGACAAAAATGGCGGATCATGACCCGACAAAAATGGCGGGTAAACCATTGAAGGTGAACCACGGAGATGAACCAAGGAAAGAATATTCCTTCTCAGACGCTAGCAAGGATACGTATCCGCGAGAGAGCTTTACGCAGCATCAGCCCCAAGGTAGCCACGATGCAGGCGTCGGTGCATTCTCGCCCGCTCCTAAGCCCGTGCTCGACGGCATACCGAGTGACGCCGCCATGTTTGGCGACTGGGTAAGATCAAACATCCCTGATCCGAATAAGCGACGTGAAGCGCTTCGTCTGCTGCGCGAGCAGAAAATGACGCCTGAAATCCTGCGGGGGATGGCGGCATGAAGCACGAGCAGCTTGACCTCTTCGTCTGGGCCGCTTCCCGCCCGACTGCCCATGTGATCGACCTAGTGCCGATCATTGTCCGCAACATGCCAGATGTCGATCCGACGTATCCCGAGCCGGCGAAAATCATTCGGCCCGCCTTCGAACGGAAGCGAGGTGCGGCATGAACGATTTTTATCGTGCAGGCACGTTAAAACGCCAACGGCGAACAAAGGCTGAGATAGCGCAACTCGATGCGCAGATATTGCAGGTTCTCAGCGAAGACCATCCTCAGTCGGTAAGGCACGTCTTCTATCGGATGACGGACCCCCGGTTGCCCGTGTCCGTTCCGAAGACCGACCACGGCAGCAACAACGGCTATCGCGCCGTTCAGGACCGGATGGTCAAGCTCCGTCGAGCCGGCAAGCTGCCGTTCGGCTGGGTGACTGATGCGACAAGGCGCGGTTATCACACGGACACGTTCAGCGGGAGCGACGATTTCCTGCGCCGAATGAAAGGCCTGTATCGCGCCGACCTCTGGAGACTATCCGACTACTACTGCGAGGTATGGGTTGAATCGCGCTCGATCGCTGGCGTCGTCGAGAACGATTGCCGCGACCTTGCAGTCTCGCTCTATCCGGCCGGCGGCTTCTCCAGCCTGACGCTGACCTACGAGTCCGCGCAGGCGATCAACTACCTTTCCAACGGCAAGCCCGTCGTGATCTTCTACATCGGCGATTACGATCCCGCCGGCGTGCTGATCGACCAGGCAATCGAGCGCGAGCTGCGGGAACACCTTAATCCGGATATCCAGCTCTTTTTCCAGCGCCTAGGCATCACCAAGGAGCAGATCGAGGAACTTGACCTGCCAACTAAGCCACGGAAGGAAACCGATCGGCGCGCCCTGCATATCGCCGAGACAGTCGAAGCCGAAGCAATGCCCGCCCACCAGATGCGGGAGATGCTGCGGATGCACATCGAGTTTCTTCTGCCGGAACACGCGCTGCATGTGGCTCGTGTCGAGGAGGAGTCGGCTCGGCTCTACTTCGACAGCCTCGCCAACCTGGGGAGCGCGCCATGACGGGGGCTGTTCGTCATTTCCCTATCTTCGACGCCGTTCCCGGCAGCGAGTATGGCGCGGGCTTTTTGCTTCACGTCGAAAGAACAGGGTACCCGGAGACGTACGAAGGTGTCTCGACATCGAAGCCGGAGCGGCTGGATGGCGTTCGCTTCCTGACGGAAGAAGTCAAGGTAGTCACCAGTCTCCGCCTTGGCGGGGATTGGGTGCCTTGTGCTCTGTGCCGCCCGACCAGTCCGAAATGCCAGAAGGGCAGGCTGGCTTACTTCCCGCTAGAGAAGACGGTCTGCTTCGTCGGCCGCAACTGCGCTCAAAAGCATATGGGCGATGCCTACAACGACGCGCAGCAGCTTTGGGACCGGCAGAGCCGTTCGGAAGCTGTTATCAAGCGCTGGGCCGACATGCAGGCGAGGCTGCCCGAGTGGGAGGCATTCGCGCTGCGCGTCAAGCCAGTCGCTCGATCGCTGCAGTGGATGCACGAGAAGCTTCACGACGATGCGCCCGAGTTTGCTCTGACCGCTTACGACGCACTGAAGTGGACATCGGGCCTTATTCGCGCCTGGGAGGATATCGGCGTCAAGGATGATGCCGGCAAACCTATCCTGCAACACATGGAGCTGGGGAAGGCTGAGGGGTGGCGGTTCTTGCGCCATGACTTCCGCCCGTTGAAGACACTCCAACGCCTTCAGGCGACGATGAAGGAGGCCGGCACGGCACTGCCCGTCCTGACCGACAGCGAAGATCAGGAAACGATGATGGAGATCATCAGGAGGGGCAGGGCCGCATTCGCCGTAGCCAAGTCTCTCAACGACCTAGACGACGAGATGGTCGCCGCCCGCCAGTTCTTCGCCACCGCTAATCTTCGGCTGTTCGAAGCATGGTTCAAATCTGGTGGCAGTCCGTGGTCGAAGCTCGAATTCTATCGCAAGGCCAACGTCATCTACCTGCGCTCGGAGTCGGAGAGGGGCGCCGGCTACTGCAATCTTACAGTCCTGAAGGACTTGGACGGCGAACCGCCGCCCCGGTTGGAAGAATTCGCATGATAATGGCAACAGAACGAGGGCATGAAATGAGTTGGTATGTGGTTCGAACGGTACCGGGACAGCAACTGCGAGCGATGGCTGAGTTTTCCGAGATGAAGCTCGAAGCTTACTGCCCGATGATGAAGCGCGAGATCCGGCACCACCAGACGAAGAAGTGGATGCTGCGCACGTACCCACTGTTTAGCGGTTATGCGTTCGCCTCGCTTCATGGGGATGCCGATTTCAACAAGCTCTACCGGATGAAGTCGGTTCATGCCGTCCTCGGTGGCGACAAGGGGCCGATCCCGGTACCGTTCGAAGACATCAACACGCTTTTGCAGGAGGAAGCCAGGGGGGCGTTCGACGTGATGCGCCCGCCCGGCCGGCCAGTGCTCAAGCAAGCCGACCGCGTCATGATCACGTCCGGCCCCCTTCAAGGTCATTATGGCTCCATAACCACTGCGTCTGGAAAGCGCTCTGTCCGTATGCTTGTGGAAAGCATTGCGGATATGCGCGAAATCAACATCAACGTTGCAAAAGTCGAGCTTGTGGCATAAATATTGCGCAAGCATTTTGCAGGCCTGATTTGCTGCTGGGGGCCATGGTTGTCACCCACGGGGCCTAGGCGGAGCTAGCTGCTCCGCCACCCAATCCAGAAATGCGCCCTTTTTCCATTTCCTTTTCGGTCAGTCGTTGGCGCCTTAGCCACGCGCACCCCTGCATGCGATGCTTCGCGCTCGCTCGACAATTTGCAGCGGTTACTCCGACATGCGGCCGCCCGCATGCCAATGCCTCGGCTCGTACGACTTAGAACCTCCCGGCGCTGCAATCGGGTCCTTTCCCGGGGAAGCCAAGGCTGGCGGACTTCATCATCACAAGGAGACTTAAAATGGAAACGGTGAACCTCTCCACGTTCAACGGCTTCAAGGTCGAAGTCGTCTCTGAAGGCACGAAGATTCGCGACGTCCTCGGCAAGAAGCCCGAGATCACGATCGACGACCGCACCATCGGCATTGCCGGCCATCGCCTCTACTGCACGGAAACAACCTGGGACCGCTTCAAGGCCGGTACCGAGGACAAGCAGGCGGACGTCCTCGCCGAAGACAGCACGGTCGACAATCCGCCCGCCGACGACAAGCCGGCCGCGAAGAAGGCTCCGGCCCGCAAGAAAGCGTCCGCCAAGTAAGCAGCCCTGCCGCAGGCAAAGCGGTTTTACTTTTGAAAGGCAGCGCCATGGCTGCGCCGATTGGCAATCAGTTCTGGAAGGCTCGCAGCACACATGGGCGGAAGCCTATCTTCGCAAACCCGGACGATCTGTGGGATGCATGTGTCGAGTATTTCGAATGGGTAGAGGCGAACCCGCTATGGGAAGCCAAGCCCTTCGCCTACCAAGGCATCGTGACGATCGAGAACGTCGCCAAGATGAGGGCAATGACCCTCGATGGGCTGACGCTCTTCCTCGATATCGATCACGACACATGGGGGCTTTACCGCAAGCGAGATGATTTTATCGGGGTCGTAACGCGCGTAGAGCGTGTCATCCGCGATCAGAAGTTCTCCGGCGCCGCTGCCGACCTTCTGAATCCGAATATCATCGCTCGCGATCTAGGTCTCGCCGACAAGTCGGAACTGACGGGGAAGGGTGGCGGCCCGATCGAGACGAAGGAAGTCAGTGGTAACGAAGTCGCCCGCCGCATCGCCTTCGCCCTCGCCAAGGGCTTGCAGCCGAAAGCGGATGAGGCCTGATGGAACTGGCCGAGATTCTGGCAGCATTCAACGCGCTGCCGCCTGACGAACAGCAGGCCTTGTCGAAGCTGGCGCAGGAAGGGACGAAGGAACACCTTTTCGTTCCCAACCCCGGCCCGCAGACGGAAGCCTGGTTCTCTCTTGCAGACGAGACGTTCTACGGCGGCGGCGCGGGCGGCGGGAAAACCTCGCTGCTGTGCGGTCTCGCTGCCGACGAATACCAGCCGGCGCTGATCCTTCGCCGTCAGGGTACGCAGGTGAAGGGCATCGAAGACGAGCTTGAACGCATCCTTGGTTCTCGTGACGGCTACAATTCGCAAACGCACCTCTGGCGCCTGCCGAACGGCAACACGATCGAACTGGGCGGCGTGCCTAACGAGAGCGACAAAGAAAAATATCAAGGCAGACCGCACCGCCTCAAAGGCTTCGACGAAATCACGCAGTTCACGGAAAGCCAGTACCGCTACATCATCGGCTGGCTTCGTGACGCTGCCGGCGGTCGCTGCCGTGTCGTGGCTACCGGCAATCCGCCGACGTCCGCAGAGGGAATGTGGGTGGTGCGCTACTGGGCGCCGTGGCTGGACAAGTCGCATCCGAACCCTGCCAAGCCCGGTGAACTGCGCTGGTTCACCACGATCGATGGCGAGGACGTCGAGGTCGAGAAGGACTATGTCGGCCCGAAGAATGAGCGGCCTCGATCGAGAACGTTCATCCCGTCTCGTCTCGAAGACAACCCGGACCTGATGCAGACCGGCTACGCCTCGGCGCTGGAAGCCCTACCGAAGGAGCTTCGCGACCGACTGCGCGACGGTTCGTTCGATGCCGAGTCCGAAGACGATCCCTGGCAGGTGATCCCGACGAAGTGGATCAAGGCCGCAATGGCTCGCTGGACGGATCGCCCGCCGGAAGAGGTGCCGATGACCGCCGTCGCTGCCGACGTGGCGCAAGGCGGGAACGACAAGACGCAGATCCAGAGCCGCCACGACTGGTGGTATTCGCGGTTTGACAGCTATCCGGGCAAAGACACGCCCGACGGCCCGACGGTTGCCGGCTTGATCATCAAGCAGATGCGTGACCGCTGCCGAGTGGTTGTCGATGCTGGTGGCGGATACGGCGGTGACACCCTGACGCAGCTCGCACACGCCGATATCGATTGCTACGGCTTCAAGGGCGGGAACGCTTCGGCCTCGACGACACGCGAAGGCATGTACGGCTTCAAGAACATGCGGTCCCAGGTCGCTTGGCAGTTCCGCGAGCAACTGGATCCTGATTATGGCTCGCAGATCGCGCTTCCTCCCGACCCGGAACTCGAGGCCGATCTTGCCGCCATGCGATACGAGATCCGCCCCGGCGGCGGCGGCGAAGTGATCTTCGTCCTGCCGAAGGAAGAGATCCGCGAAATGCTCGGCCGATCGCCTGACAAGGGCGACACGACGATCATGCTTTCCGCTTCGAAGCTCGGCGGGCTCAAGCGACCGAAAGCAGCGCAGGAACGGCGGGCCGAACAGCATAGGCGGCTTCAGTCCGTCACATCGAACAGCGCCTTGAAGGCCAAGTTGAGAGGTAAGCGAACATGACTGGATTGCTTGGCGGCAAGACGACGAAATACCCGGACCCGGAGCCCCCGGCCACGATGCCGGATGCTGACGATCCGTTGGCAAAGCGCACCCGTCGCAAGTCCGCCGGAACCATCGCATCGCCCAGCAGCTCGACGGCTGACAAGCTGGCGACCGTTCCCGGCACCCTCGGCCGCGAGTTCTCGCGTTCTACCCTCGGAGCGAATTGATGACCGATCAGGCCGGCCGTGAGCTGCTGGAAATGGGCAACCGCCTGTTTTCCGCTAAGGGAAGTCTCGACAGCCTGCACCAGGAGATTGCCGAATACTTCTACTGCGAGCGCGCCAACTTCACGACCGAGATCACCTTAGGCGCGGAGTTCGCTTCGCACCTGACGGACTTCTACCCGACCTTGGTGCGCCGCGAGCTTGGCGATCAAATCGGCTCGATGGTTCGTCCGTCTGACAGGCCTTGGTTCAAGGAAACAGCCTCGAACGAAAGGATTTCCCGCGACCGTGAGGCTGCAGGCTTCCTCGAATTCATGACGGACGTGAACCGCGCCATCCTGTATTCGAGAGAGAGCGCCTACAAACGCGCGGCCAGCGAGGTCGAGCACGACTTTTCCGCATTCGGCATGGGCTGGATGCAGGTGAGCTATAACAAGAAGCGGGATAACCTGCTGTTCCGCTGCCACCATCCGAAGAAGATGGTCGGCTGTGAGGGCCCCGACGGCCAGGTCAACCATGTCCACCGCAAGGAAGACATGAAGGCCCACGCGATGGCTTACCTCTTCGGCGAGGCAAAGCTGCCCCAGGCGGCCAAAAACGCGCTGAAAGACAAGAACCTCAAGGACTCGTTCAAGGTTCAGCACTGCTTCGTTCCACTCGACAAATACGAGCCGTACCGCAAGTTTCCCAAGGGCGCGAAGTGGGCGGACGTCTATGTCGCCGAAGATGGTTCGATCCTTCAGGAACTGCCGGCCTTCACCTTCGATTACGTCGTCCCGCGCTGGAAGACGGTCAGTGGCAGCTTCTACGCCTTCAGCCCCGCCACGATCATCGCCTTGCCTCAGGCTCGCATGATCCAGCGAATGATGATGACGATCATCGAGGCGGGCGAGAAGCAGGTAGACCCGCCCATGATCGCCACGCAGGACGCGGTTCTCTCGCCGATCGACCTGTCCTCTAACGGCGTGACCTACGTTGACAGCGAGTACGACGAGCGCCTTGGCGCTGCCCTTCGTGCCGTTGACATGGGCAAGAACACCGGCCTTGGGGTGGATCTGCTCAACGACGCGCGTGCTCGCCTGGCTGATGCCTTCTTCATCAACAAGCTGCAGCCGGTCGCATCGGCGCAGCGCCAGAAGACGGCCTACGAAACCTCGCAGCTTGTCTCCGAATATATCCGCAACGCCCTGCCGCTCTTCGATCCGATCGAGCACGAATGGACGGGTGCAACGCTGGATCTCGTCACCGAGAAGGTGATGCGCGCTGGCGGTTACGGCCAGGTCGATCGCAACGGCATTCCGGTGGATATGCCGGACATACTGCTCGGCCAGAACATCACGCACGAGTTCAACAACTCGCTGAAGGAGGCCCGCGACCGTCAGGCCATCAATGGCTTTCAGGAAGGTGGCGCTATCATTCAGGCCGCCTTGGCTTTCGACCCTTCGATCCGCACCGACGTCGACTTCCGCAAGTCCTTCCGCGATGCCTACGGTGTTGTGCCTGGCGCGCGTGCCGACTGGCTTGTCGATGAGAAGCAGGCGGAAGCCGCTCGCCAGCAGATGCAGCAGGAGATGGCCGAACAGCAGCAGATCGCCAAGCTGGGGCAGGGTGCCGAGGTGGCCGGTCAGGTGGGCCACGCCGCTCAGACGATTCAGGAGGCGATGAATGCCTAAGCGCGCATATCGCCCCTGGCATCCTGTGGGTGTCCGGGCGGACAACAATTCTCCGGCCAACGACCTTGAAATCCGCAAGGCCGATTGCGCTTCACTGCAGGCTCTCGCCGCTGGTGTGGCGACGGAAGAGCAGCAGAAGCGGGCGTTCGGCGCGATCCTGCACATCTGCGGCGTCAATGACTTGGAATTCCTGCCTGACGAGCACGGCGGGGAGCGCGACAGCGCGTTCAAAAGCGGGAAGCGGCATGTTGGCCTGCAGCTCCGCAAGCTCGTTTCTTTCCCTTTAGATTTCCTGACAGGTGAAAAACATGGCTGATGAAAACAATTCCGGTGGTGAAGTAGACCCGAACGCAGCCGGTGCCGGCGGTGGCGCTGGTGGTGCTGGTGCTGGTGCCGACAGTGGCGGCAATGGTGGCGAGAACGCTGGTGGCGCAGGCGCTGCCGGCGGTGCGGGGGGCGAAGGTGGAGCAGATGGCTCCGCTGATGGTGCTGAATTGCAGGCCTTCCGCGAGAAGCTTGCCGGCGGCGACGAAGCCGTCCTGAAGCAGCTCGGCCGCTACAAGTCGATCGATGCCATCTCCCGCGGCTTCCGCGAGGCCTACAACAGCGCCAAGACGGCCGGGAAGAGCGTCACGCTGACGGACAAGTCCACGCCTGAAGAGGTCAAGGCCTTCCGCGCTGCCAACGGCATCCCAGACGAAGCGACGGCTTACCCTGGCGACTTCCGCGAGGGCTTCGCCGCTTCCGACGCTGACAAAGCCATTCTCGGCGACTTCAAGGCTGCAATGCACGCCAAGAATGTCCCGCCCTCGGTGGCTGGCGCTGCTCTCGACTGGTATCAGGACTTTGCCACGGCCCAGCGGCAGCAGCTCGACGGCCATATGGTGAAGGTCGCGAAGGAGACCCAGACAGCGTTGCGCAATGAATGGGGCGGCGAGTACGACGGCAACATCGCCGCTGCCGATCAGCTCATGACCACGCACCTCGGCCAGGAGGGCTACCAGGAACTGCTCGGCCTACGCTTCATGGATGGCTCGCGCCTTCAGGATCACCCCGGCTTCGTCAAGATGATGGCGCAGATCGGCTCCGACTATTTCGGCGGAACAGCGATCCTCACCGGCGACGTCGAAGCGACCTCGAAGACGGTTCAGGAGAACATCAACGAGCTGCTGAAGCTCCGCGAGACCGACGAGCGCAAGTATTTCAGCGACGAAGTGCAGGGCAAGCTGACGAAGCTTTACGCACAGCGCGACAAGATCAACGCCCGCAAGGGCTGATTACCTCTCAGGTGTTGCCACCATGGCAATACCTTCGCGGCACCCCGGCGACGGCCCCGCAATCGATACCGAAATGACAGTCTGATGTGACGCCCCGATCAAAGCGACGGCGCGGCCCCTTGGTTCGCCAAGACACCCCGCGCACGCAGCGAGCGGCACCCTGATCACGGCCTGAAATCAACTCCCTCAATCAGCAAAAGGATTTTTGCAATGGCATACGTCATTACAAAAGATCAGTACCGTGATGAGTGGGTCGTCGCATTTCAGCGCGGCGAAACCTACCTCAAAGACCGGGTAGTCCGCGAAGACATCACCTCTGGCCTGACTGCGAAGTTCTCGGTCCAGGGCGTTGCCGGTCGCATGACCACCCGCGGCACGAACGGGCTTATCCCGTCCCGCAACCGCACCGACAGCATGCAGACGATTACGCTGCAGGAGAAGCACACGAAGGAAACCCGCACGGGCTTCGACGTGTTCACCGCGCCTGCCAATCTTCGTCAGGGCATGCAGAATGCCGGCGCCAAGACCGCAGCTCGCGAGATCGACTACACGATCATCGACGCGCTGGCGACCGCGACCAACGTTTACAACTCCGGCACGGCGGTCACCTCGACCTTCGGCAAGATTGTGGACGAGCTGTCGCAACTCTGGGGTCAGGACATCAACTCGGGCGACGAGATCACCTGCCTCTGGACTCCGAAGGCATGGGCTCGCCTGCTCACCATCGCCGAGTTCAAGTCGGCGGACTACGTCGATGCCAAGCCGCTCGTCGGTCTGGCTGCTGACCGTCCGAAGATCTGGCTGGGTGCATATCACATCATGCATAACGGCCTTCCCGGCAAGGGCACAGCCACGGCGTCGAACTTCATCTTCGCCAAGAACGCTGTCGGTCACTCCCTGGCCGAAGGCGAAATCCAGACGGACGTCGGCTACAACGGCGAGGATGATTACTCCTACGCCCGCCACACGATCTACGACGGCGCAGTAATCCTGCAGCAGGCCGGCGTGCTCAAGGTCGTGACCGACGACACCGTCGCGTTCTCGTAAGGAGGGTCTGACCCATGGCTTATGATACCAACGGCTTCAAGCTCCTCACCGATGGCCTTTCCGGCTCCAGCACCATGAAAACGTGGCTGCTGGATTCGGTCGACGCCATCGCTTCGGTCAACAACAGCAACTATGTCGCTGACGGCTACCGCAAGGGCGCTCGTCAGGGCGATATCGTCATTGTCCGTACCCGCACGACCACGATCAGCGGCCCGGTCACGGCGATCAACTATTGCTGGGTGATCGATGAGGCAACCGGCACCGACGGGCAGGGCATCGACCTGACCGACGGCCTGGCTGTCACGGCAACCGATACCGACTAAGGCCGGTGTCTGGGGGTGTTCGTGTGACGCGAACACCCCTTTTCCCTTTCCATTTACCCGAAGGTTAAAATCATGTCCGACATCCAGAAGCTGGGTGCCAGCCGCTTCATGCCTGCCGATTATTCGATCGGCCGCTATGCGGCGACGGTGCCGTCCGAAACCACGCTCGAAGACGTCCTTCACCCGGAATACTTCGCCAACCATTTCAGCGTCTTCAAGCAGGGGATGCGCATCGATGTCATTTCCGACGACATGAAGCTCGACTGCGAACTGCGCGTGGTTGGCGTCTCGAAGACGGCCGCGAAGCTGCGCGTGCTCCGCGTCTATGACGAGAAGAAGGCGATCAAGCAGCCTACGGCCGAGCTTACCCCGCCTGGGGTCAACCACGGCGGCCCGCACCACAAATGGCGGTTCCTTCACGGCGGCAATGTCGTCCAGCACGGCTTCGACACGAAGGAAGCCGCTGAGAAGGCTGCCGAGAAGTATATCGAACTGCTGAAAGGCGAATGACCTATGGCCGACAAGCTGCAGATCTGGAAGCAGGCTCTGGTTCACCTGGAGAAGTCCACGATCACTACCCTCACTGACGATGTCGAAGCTGTTTACACCTTCAGCAGCGCATGGGATGGCGTGGTCGAAGAGGCCTTCAATTCCGGTGACTGGAACTTCGCCAAGGTGTCTGAAGCCTTGTCGGCCAATGGGGCTGCAACGCCAGCTATCGGCTGGTCTTATGCCTTCGACTACCCCGATGACTGGATCCGAACGCTCACCGTGAGCAACTCGCCGGACTTCCGATCGATCTTCCTCGACTTCCTCGACGAGGGCGGCGGGCTGCACGCCAACACGAACGTTCTTTATCTGCGCTACATCAGCAAGGCCAAGGCCGCTGATGACCAGATTTCGAAGTGGCCGACGATGTTCTGGAAGTTCGTGGCGCTGAAGTTGGCCTGCGATACCTGTGGCCGGCTCACCAGCGGCGACACGCTCGAACAGAAGCTTGAGAAGCGCGTCGAGAAGGCGCTGCGCCAGGCCAAGAGCGTCGATGCCCGCAACGAAAATAACAAGGTTCTCGCCCCCGGCTCGTGGATTCGTGCGCGCCACGGCGGTATCGGCCGTCTCGGCAACAGCCACGGCGGCACGCTGGTAGGCGGTCAGATCACCTTCGAGGAGGGTGATGTCTGATGCCTCGCGTAAAAGCTCCCGTCTACTCCCTGAATGGTGGCGAGGTAGGCGACGAGGCGTTGTCTCGCCTTGATCTTGAGCGCCTGCAGTTCGCCGGCTCGCTTTACCTGAACCAGCTTCCGCGTGTCGTCGGCTCGATGACGCTCCGCCCCGGCCTGGAGCACATTACCGACATCGATATCGGCGACGTGATGCTGATGGAGTATGCCTATTCCGGCGGCTCCGCGCTGATCCCGGTTCTTTCCGATGGTGGCATGCGCGTGGTGAAGGACAATGCCTTCGTCAGCCGCGTTGCCGTCTCAACGGCTATCACCAACGGCGATTTCTCTTCCTTCACGGGCTGGACGGACGTCAGCGTCGGCGGCGCCTCGGCAGTTGCCAGCGGTGGCAATCTTGTCTTGACCGGCACGACGCAGGCGAGGGCGGTTGCGCGGCAGACACTCACGGTTTCAGCCGGCGACCAGCCGAAGGAACACGCCATCCGCCTCGATATCGTGCGCGGCCCGGTCAACCTCCGCCTCGGCACCTCTGCCGGCGCTTCCGACATCCTCGAAGCGCTGGCGCTCGATGACGGTTTCCACTCGATCGCCTTCACTCCCGGTGTCGGTTCGGTCTATCTCGAACTCTCGAACGACAACGCCCGTCAGTCGCTGGTCAATGCGTGCACGATCGAGGCGGCCGGCGTGATGGTCGTTCCGACGCCGTGGACGCAAGCCGACCTTGCCGACCAGCTTATCCGGTACCGCCAGCATAAGGACGTGCTCTATGCCGCTTCCGGTGGCGTCTACCAGCAGCGTATGATCCAGCGCCGCAGCTCCACAAGCTGGGGCGTGCAGCGCTACAAGGTCGATGACGGTCCCTTCGTATCGTCGGATGGCGTCACCTCGCTTGCTCCCAGCGGCTTGACCGGCAACATCACGATCACGGCAAATCGGGCTTTCTTCACGTCGAAGATGATTGGCCGGCTGTTCCGCATCTTCCAGAGCGGGCAGACGGTCAACGAGTCCTTCACGAGCGGGCCGGCAAACGGCGCCTATATTCGTGTCGCCGGTGTCGGCGCGGCTCGCCGCTTCAGCTATTCGATCACTGGCACCTGGGGCGGTACCGTTCGTCTGCAGGTGTCGGTTGATGACGGCTCGGGCAATCCGACCTCGTGGACGGAAGTGTCGAACTTCACGGCGAACGCAGCGTCCACCTATCAGGACGCCGACAACAACGTCGTGAAGTATTTCAGGTTTGCGCTCGGATCGGGTGACTATTCGAGCGGCACCATCGTCACCGGCCTTGTCTACGCTGGCGGCAGTCAGTCGGGCATTGTCCGCGTCACCGACTTCACGAGCGCAACCACCGTCGGCGCTGAGGTCATCAAGCGCCTGTACTCGACGACCGCTTCTTTCGAATGGGATTATTCGGTCTGGTCGGACTATGACGGGTGGCCCTCCGCTGTCGAAAAGTTCGGCGGCCGCTTGTTCTGGGGGCAGGGCGATTTCGCCTATGGTTCAGTCTCCGACGCCTACAAGAGCTTCGACGACACGGTCGAAGGCGACTCCGCGCCGATTGCCCGCTCAATCGGCACCGATACCGACCGCGGTATCCTGTGGCTGATCGGCCTCGAGCGATTGCTTGCCGGCACCGATACCGCCGAAATCTCCGTGAAGGCTTCCAGCTTCGACGAGCCTCTGACGGCGAGCGCCTGGTTCCCGGTCGAAAGCTCCACGCGCGGGTGTCTCAATCTGCGCTCGGTGAAGTGCGACAAGGACGGCATCTTCGTGCAGACATCCGGCACCGCGCTTTTCGCGCTGTCGGCCGAACAGGGCACGCTCGATTACAAGTCAAGCGACCTGACGGCGATGCATGAGAACATCTGCGATGGGTACGAGGTGGTCGATATCGCCGTCCAGCGCCGGCCGGACACGATCCTGTGGCTGATCCTGGCGAACGGCGAGGCAAGGGCGCTCACCTATGAGCCTTCCGAGAAGGTCATTGCCTGGTCGCGCGTCGTCACCGACGGCCAGTTCAAGCGCGTCAGCACGAACCGTGGAGCCGGCCAGGATGGCGTCTTCTTCGCAGTCGTCCGCAACGGGACGCAGCGCCTCGAACGACTGGCCGACTTGAAGGACTGCAAAGGCAAGCAGATCAATTGCATTGCCGACGGCTTCACGCGCTTCAGCGGCGCGCCGGCTACCGTCTTCAGTGTACCGCACCTCAATGGCCTGCAGGTGACCGTCTGGGCAGACGGCAAGGCCGTACGCGATCAGGACAATCTCTACACGGTGGCCGGCAATCAGGTGACGCTCTCCGAGCCCGCCAGCAACGTTGTCATCGGCCTGCCTTATGTCGGGCGCTGGAAGTCCACGAAGCTCGCCTATGGCGCTGCTGCTGGCACGGCGCTCTTCCAGAAGAAGCGAGTATCGCAGCTCGGGCTCTATCTCGTCTCGACGATGCTGGACGGCTTGCGCGTCGGCTACTCGTTCGACGCACTCCGAAAGCTCACCACAACGAAGAACGACAAGCCTATCGCGCCGAACACGCTTTTCGCTGAGTACGACGCCGACATGATGAGCATTTCCAGCGACTGGAGCACCGACAGCCGCATATGCCTCGAAGCAAGGTCGCCTTATCCCTTCACTGCGGCTTCTCTGGTCATGGATGCCACGACGAATGGCTGACATCTCGATCGCGACTGACGACGATATCGCTCGCTTCTACGGTGCAATCGAGTTCCGTTCGAAGTGGGCGGCAAGGGCGCTGCGCCGGGGTCGCCTGATCGCTGGATTCGGCGGGCTGCTTGAGATCGAGGACGGCGTTTGGTTCGCTTTCTTCGACGTGCCTGCCGAGCATCGGAAGCCATCTATTTACCGGCACATCTTGTCGGCATTCAGGGAGGCAAAGGCCAAGGGCGCGCAGGTGTTCAAGGCCAAGTGCACCGAGACCATACCGCGAGCCGTGGCGCTGATGGAGCACCTTGGCTTTGAGCGGACAGATGAAATGATTGACGATGAGGTGGTCTGGGTATGTCCGGCTTCGAAATTCTAGCAGGTGTCGCGGCAGCGGCCGGCACCGCGCTTCAGGTCTCAGGTACCCTTCAGCAGGGCAAAGAGACCCAGGCGCGCTACCAGTATGAGCAGAAGGTCGACGCGCAGCAGGCGGACGAAGCGCAGGCAGCAAGCCAGCGTGACGCCGCCCAGCGCTACAAGGAAGGCCAGTTCCTTCTGTCGCAGCAGCGCGCGGCAATCGCAGGCTCTGGCGGCGACCTTTCCGACCCCTCGGTTATCGACCTGATGGGAGATACGGCGGACGCGACGGCTTACGCGGCGGAATCCGAAATCTACAAGGGCGAGCAGCAGCGGCGAGGGTATGACGACGCCGCCAAGGTCGCCGGCATCAATGCCACGAACGCCATGAAGGCCGCGCGGATCTCCGCCGCCGCTGGCCTCTTCGACGGCATCACATCGATGTACAGCCGCTTCGGTCAGCAGGCCAAGAAGACGGCGCCGGCATCTGCAATCAAGCTTCCGTACGGGTGATCCTGACACATGGTGAACATTCCAACTTCTCGTGACGTAGGCTACGCTGGCACCCGATCGGGACGTATTGCGCCTTCCGGCCCCACGCCAATGATCGGCGCGGCCGTGGCGGGGGCGGGGCAGAACCTCGTTCATGCCGCCTATAACCTGAACGACCTTCAGGCGCAGGAAAAGGCCGACGTTCTCAACGACAAGTCCAACACCGTTTCCACGGCGCTGAACAAGTTCCTGAACGACGAGGAACAGCGCTTCCTGAAGTCGCGGGACGAATCCAGTGAAAGCGGTATCGGTTTTACGCGCCAGTTCATGGAGACCTACCAGCAGCGCGCGGACGCCTTCGCCAAGGCTAATTTCGAAGGCCTGAACGAAGACGCCCAGACCGGCTACCTCAACAACATCCTGTCGCGCGGAAACACGCTGTTCGAGAAGGCCACAGCCTACGAGAACGCGGCAAAGGGCGACTATTACGACCGATCGACGAAACAGTCGCTGGACGGCATTCGCACGCAGATCGGCGCCAACAGCGCACCTTACGAAGACCTGAAAAAGCAGGGCCTCGCGGCTATCGACGCCACGAACATGCCGGAGACGTGGAAAGCCGACCGCCGCGCCCGGTGGGATTCCGACGCCGCTGAAAGCCGATGGAAGTGGAAGTTTGCCGACGATCCGCGCAACGCACTGCGCGACATCAAGGGCGGCATCAAGGTCGATGCGAAGGGGCTTGCCAACTCCATCACCCAGACGGCCAACCAGCTTGGCGTGAGCCCGAACGACATCGCCACAGTCATTTCGTACGAAACCGGCGGCACCTTCGACCCGTGGCAGAAAGGCCCGGTGACGAAGTACGGCGAGCATCGTGGCCTGATCCAGTGGGGCGAGCCGCAGCGGGCGAAGTATGGCGTCACGGCAGATATGCCGATCGAGCAGCAGGTTGCCGCCGTCGGCCGGTACCTGAAGGATGCCGGCGTGAAGCCTGGTATGGGCTTGATCGACATCTACAGCGCCATCAATGCCGGGGCTCCCGGCCTCTATGACCGCTCAGACTACAAGGCGGGCGGCGCGCCCGGTACCGTGGCCGACAAGGTCAAGTACCAGATGGAAGGCCACAAGGCGAAGGCGGCAGCGCTTCTAGGCGGCACCTACACGCCCACGATCGGCGACCCTGATCTCGACAAGATCCCCTACGAGCGCCGCGAGCAGCTTTACCGCCAGGGCGAGACTGACTACGCGCAGGAGCTTACCCGCCAGCGTACGGCGGTGAAGGACGATTTCAGCCTGCAGATCGCGCAGAATCCGACGCCGAAGCTTGAAACCCAGATCCTCGCCAACTCGGTAATCGACAACGGCGACAAGGCCACGCTGATCAACGCGCTCCACACGGCCGTGAAGGAGAATGCCGGCGTTCCCGAACTCATCAACGCGATTGGCGCAGGCAAAGGCTCGATCAACGCTTTCGACACCGAGCAGACGAAGGTCGCGGAGAAGGCTTACGACCAGATGACGACAGGCAGGTCGGACGATGATCGGCAGACGATCACCTCCGGCTTCATCGCTCAGACCGGCTACATCCCGAAGAAGGTGCAGGCCGATCTTCGCCGCGGTGCAATTTCCACCGATACCGCCGTCGTCGCGCAGTCAATGGAAGCGGCGAGCGTGTTGCAGAAGAACGCGCCGGCTTCGTTTACGGCCATGGACGGCAGTGCGGCGGTGCAGAAGAAGCTCGACCTGTACCAAACCTATACCCGTGATATGGGCTACTCGGCCGAGGAAGCCGCCCGCCGGCTGGTAGATGCGGACAATCCCGAGAAGGTGGCCCAGCGTGAAGCCTTGCTGAAATCTCAGACGGTCAAGGATGCGGTGAAGCTCGTCGATGCTTCGACAATCGCGGCATCCTTCGATAACAGCATGGCAGGCTGGCGCCCGAATCCCTCCCTTGGCCCGACGCCTGCAGCCGAGGCCGCCATGGTGGCCGACTATCGCGCGCTTTACGAGGAAGCCATTGTTGACGCGAATGGCGACCTGACCGTCGCGAAGAAAGCCGCCGATCAGCGTTTCCAGCGCACCTATGGCGTAACCAGATTCACGCCGATGGGCTCAAACGTCGTGGTCAAGTATCCGCCGGAGAAGGCCTACCCCGCCGCGCCCGACGGCACGCACGCATACATTCAGAACCAGTTGAACGAGGTGATGAAGGAAGAGGGGATCGCGGCCGACCAGTTCTACCTGCAGCCGGACGACATCACCGGCCAGGACGTGCGCGCCGGAAAGCCTCCCCGCTATGCCGTGTTCTACAAGAAGGATGGCAAGCTCGAACGCTTCAACCTTCCTTTCTATGCCGATCCCGACGCGGCGCAGAAGGTCTTCACGGAGCAGAAGGAAGGCATGCTGCGCAACTCGCAGCAGCGGATGATCGAGAACCGCGATCGGACAATCAAGGAAGGCGAGGCCGTGACGTCGGCGACCGATAGCACAGTCGGCCCTGCTTGGATGAAGGCAAGGGCGGCAGAGACGGCCCAGGAGAAGCTTCGCATGCAGGAAATGATGCCAGGGCCTATCAACCCTTCAACCGCTGACCAGGGCGGTGGCGGAGGTGGCTTCTAATGCCTTTGGATCGTAACGCTCCCTTCCCAGAAGCTGGTACCGTCGGGATTTCGGATTACGACACGCCGGAACCTTCGTTCCTCTCGACGCTGGAAGCAAACCTGCGCCAGAACGGGCTGATCGGTTCGACGATCACGCAAGCCGGCATCAACATCAACGCCGGCAACAGGCAGCAGATCGACCAGACCTACAACGTCTACGACGATCCAGACATGAAGAGCTATCTGGATGCCGACCCGACGCTTGGCGAATACCTCTTCAGCAAGCCAGCGGCGGATGCCAAGCGCGCGCAGATCGACCAGGAAGAGGCAGACCGCAAAACCCTGGATGCGAGCGGGTGGACGAACTATCTCGTGACCACTGCGGCGACCCAGCTTACCGATCCAACCATCCTTGTCCCGGGTGGCGAGTTCGTGAAGGCAGGCAAAGGCGGGTTCACAGCTCTCAAGTCGGCGGCATCCGTCGCGCTGGGCGCGGGCGTAGGTGCAGCCGCACAGGAAGTAGGTCTTCAGGCTACCCAGCAGACGCGCACGGCGAGTGAGAGCCTTCAGGCCATCGGCGGCTCGGTGTTGCTCGGCGGCATTATCGGCGCCGTCGGCTCTCGGTTCTTCAGCCCGAAAGAGTTCGCGGACGTGGGTCGGAAGCTGGAAGGAGACCTGTCAAACGAGCTACCCGATATCGGCGACGTGACGGACACTGCCATCAAGCGCGCACAGGCGGCAGGTGCTGCTGCTGTCGACGAGGTCGATATCTCCGATCTTGGCGTAGGCGGTGGCAAGGCTGCAGAGATGGTGACGCGCGCCACAGCGGCCGCCCGCATCAATCCCGGTGTCCAGACGATGCTGTCGCCATCGGTGAAGGTGCGCGAGTTTTATAACAAGCTCGTCGACAATCCGATCTACACGACGATGAACATGGAAGGTCGTTCGCTCGGCGCTGACGTGGAAAACTCCGTGAAGCTCTACGAGCGCGGCGCCGTCGGCGATTGGCTCGGCTCTTCTCGGAAGCTCTACCGTGAAGCCCGCAAGAACGGCTATCAGGGTTCGCTCACCGACTTCAACCGCGATGTGGCTATGGCCGGCCGCCGCGGCGACGTCGATATCAACGGCAATTCCTTTGTCACCCAGGCAGCACAGGAAGCCCGCTCGAAGGTATTCGATCCGCTTCTCGAACGCGCCAAGGCTCTGGATCTTCTGCCGGAAGACGTGAAGGCGAACACCGCCCCTACCTACGTCACGCGTGTCTGGAACCGTCAGAAGCTTATCGGAGAGGAAAACCGCTTCCGCGAAATCGCCCGCCGCTACTTCTCGCAGGAACTGGATAAGGCGCTGATCCGTCAGGAAGAGCGCGGCGTCGGCAACAAGATTGTAGACTCGCTCTATGTCGATGACCGCATGGACCGAGCCTTCGAGCGATTGAACAACGTCAACAAGCGCCTCGAAGAGCGTGCCGCCATCCGAAGCCGGAAGAACGCGGACGTCGAAAAGAACGTCGCCGCTCATCGAGACTTGATCAGCCAGCGCCCGCCGGCCGACGTCGTCGAGGTGCTGAAGACGGCAAAGGATGACGAGACCCTGCTACCGGCGATCAAGGCCTCGAAGAAGGCCGAGCGCGCGATGAACAAAAAGCCGACCTATGCCGAGAAGTACCCGGTTCTTTCCGTGTTTCGCGAGTGGGGTGGCGTGCGCGTCGGAAGCCCGCTCGACGGCGAGCTGCGCGCCATGGGCGTCAATCCCACTTCGCACCCCGGCCTTTTCCACAAGTCCAAGGGCATGGGCGCGGCCGACACCATCGTCTGGAAAGAGCACCAGATCCTTCGCGACAATTTCCACGAAGGCCCGAATGGCTATGCCGATCCCGACGAGCTTCTGGACGCGATCCGTGAGGAGCTTTCCGGCTCGCCTATTCGCACGATCGACGCCGCCAACAAAACCGCCAGCGATGAAGCTCTTACAGGTAGTATCAGCGATTGGCTGAAGTCCGTAGGCCTGCCCGAGGATGCTTCCGTCAAGCAGATCCGCGAGGCCCTTCAGAAGAACGCCGGCCGTGAGAAATCGATCGGTGAAATCGATGCGCGCATCAAGCGGATGGAGCAGGAGATCAAGGATTTTGATCAGGCAACCGAGGCCATTTACAACGAGCGCGTCATTTCGGATGCAGAGGCTCGCAAGGTTTCCAAGGAACTGGCCGACCTGGAAGAGCAGATCAACGCCAGCGCCGACCTGGCGCGAGAATCGCCGGCTATCGGTCGTATGGTCGATTACGCCAAGGCTCGCCGCGATTATGGTTCCGCCCGGTATGAAAAGACGAAGGTGACCAACCGCCTCGAGGCTTTGAAGCTCCTCGAAAGCGAAGGCCGCATGACCGACAAACTCAAGGCGGAGATGGCGACCCTTACCGGCAAGGCCAAGGAAATCGACCAGCGTATCGCCAAGGCTACTGACAAGTCGGACAAGCTGAAGCCGACCCTTCCGAAGCAGAAGGGAGAAATCCCGGAGTTCATCAGCCCGGATGACCGCGCCGACTACATCGAGGAAATCGTAAGCTCGGTGTTCAACAACCTCACGGGCAAAGGCGCCGGTGACGTGCCCGAGTGGCTGGTCCCGACGAAGCGCGGCCCGCTGAAGGAACGCACGTTCAACATTCAGGACGAACAGGTCGAGGACTTCCTTGTCAACGACATGGACGTCGTGCTGCGCCGCTACGCCCGCACCATGGGCGCCGAGGTAGAACTCGCTCAAAAGTTCGGGCGGCCAGACATGAAAGAGCAGTTCGACGAGATCACCCGCGATTACGAGGCGCTGCGCTCACAGGCGAAGACACCAGCCGAGCGCGAGAAGCTGAGCAAGGCCGAGGCGCGCGACGTCAAGAACCTGGCGGCCTTCCGCGACATGATCCGCGGCACCTACAAAGCGACCGACGAAAGCAGCGATTGGAGCAAGATCACCCGCGCGGCGCTGACGTGGAACTATCTTCGTCTCATGGGCGGCGTGGCGCTTACCAGCATGACGGACGCGGCCAGCATCCTTGGCAAATTCGGAGCCCGCCAGATCATGACCGACGGCGTGCCGGCTCTCGTCTCCGGTACGCGCGCCGCCAAGATTGCGCGTCAGGATGCGCGAGACCTTGGCGTCGTGACTGAGCGTGTGCTGCAGTCGCGGCTGGCGAACCTCGCTGATCTCAACGACCCTTACGCCCATGGCTCGAAGTTCGAGCGCTTCCTGTCGAACACGTCGAATGTCTTCACGAAAGCAACGGGCCTCGGCTACTGGAACGACGGGCTGCGCACCATCGTCGCCGTCATGTCGCAAAACCGCATGCTGCGCAACGCGACGAACTGGGCAGCGGCAGACAAGACAGAGCGCGCCTACATGGCGATGCTTGGCATCGACGAGGACATGGCCCAGCGCATCGCCGGCCAGTTCAAGCGGTATGGCGTGGAAGAGGATGGCATCTACGGGGCCAATGCTTCAGCCTGGGATGATGAGCTTGCCCACAGGGCGTGGGCGGCCGCGCTGAACAAGGATGCCGACCGTACCGTCATCATGAAGGGCGTGGCTGATAACCCGCTTTGGATGAAGTCGAATGTCGGGAAGCTGCTCTTTCAGTTCAAATCGTTCTCGCTTGCCAGCCACCAGCGCGTTCTGATCGCTGGCCTTCAGGAGCGACCGCACCGCCTGGCCGAGCAGTTGGTTTTCGCAACTGGCCTCGGGATGCTGATCTCGTACCTCAAGTATGTCGAGCGGGGCGACGTGGACGAGGCGAACAAGCTGCTCGACAATCCCGGCCTCTGGATCGCCAACGGCGTCGATCGTTCCGGCATCCTCTCCATTCCCTTCGAGTTTTCGAACACGGCGGAAAAGATAGGGCTTCCCGGCATCATGACGGCGGCTTCGGCTGTTGCTGGCGACAAGGATCGAGGCACGGCATCGCGCTATGCCAGCCGTGGCACATTCGGCGCGCTGGCTGGCCCGACGGTCGGAGCGTTCGAGGATCTGACGCAGATCGCGCAGCAGCTCGCAGCCGGCGACCTGAAGAAGTCCGGCGCGAATGCCATCATCAGGCAGCTACCCGGAGCAACACTACCCGGCGTCCGCTCAGCGGTTCATCTCGTGTTGAAGCCTGCGCTTATCGAGGCTGCCGACGGGGGCCGTTGAAAAGTCGAATGATGCCATGAGCGATGCCGGCGATCAGCCAGTTGCTGGCATACCCGACGATGAAACGGAGGACGAGCACATCATCGCTGGAGCGGGTTATATGCATCGCCTCAATCATCAGCAGCATAGCAAGTGCGATGAAGAAGAACATGATCGCATACGCGAGCAACTTTCGGCCGATGCCGTGAGACGCATAGGTTTTGACGACAAACCAGACGCACAGAAGGACCAGTCCGACGCGAATCGGATCGATTGTCTGTGCGATCAACAAAGCCAGCAGGCCCATATGCCCCTCCTGTGAAGGGCTTCAATACAACCGAAATCAGCAACGAAGGCAAGGCGGCCAGCTCGGCAACCTTGGCTTGAGGTAAACGCATGGCAACAGAATTCGACGATTCCCAGCATTGGGGTTTCTTCCTTACGGGGCTGACGCTGACCAGCGACACGGGTAAATCTGTGCGCATGTCGGAACTTGTGCTTGCCGCTTTGAGGGCGGCCGGCGTCTTCGACAATATGGTCGACGGCACTTCTCCGCCGACGACAGACAAGCTTTGGCTCGACAAGAACTTCGATCCGGCGCAGCTCAAGCAGTGGGACGCGACCGGATCTTCGTGGGTGCCGATGACCTATGGCCGGCTCTTCGGCCTGGCTGCGCTCGGCACGTTGGCAGTCACGGGAGGCACTGCAAACGCCATCGTCGTCGCGCAACCGAACAGCACGTTTCAGGCAAACCGGCTCTATGTGATGACGCCCACGGCCAACAACTCCGCCGGCGCCGTAACGATCCAGGTTTCGGGCGTCGGCACCTATCCGGTGAAATATGGAAACGGTTCGAACCCTCTGGCACAGGAGTTCAGCAACGGCCGGCAGACGGTGCTGTTCTTCGACGGGACGAAGTTCACGGTGGCCTTCTCTGTGGCTGATCTGAACGCTGCGGTAACTGCGGCGCAGCAAGCGGCGTCCGACGCTGCCGGCTACGCTTCGGCTGCACAGACCGCGCTTACGTCCTTCCTCGCTTCCCCGACCTTCACCGGCGACCCCAAGGCCCCGACGCCGACGGCGGGTGATAACGACACCTCGATCGCCACCACAGCTTTCGTCACCACGGCGATTGCAAACGCGGGAAGCGCAAAGGCGCCTCTTGCTTCCCCGACCTTTACCGGGGACCCGAAAGCGCCAACTCCAACGGCTGGTGACAATGACACATCCATCGCGACGACAGCATTCGTTCAGACGGCTTTGGCGGCGGCGGGTCTATCATATATTGGCTCGTATCCGCTCAGTAGCACCGCGACCGCAATCACCGGCCTACCTGCGAACATCAAACGTCTCATCATTGAGGTCGATAACTTAACTCTCAGCGCAGCGGGTCAACCGCTTATCCAGTTGCGCACATCCGGCGGCAATGTGGCGACTGGCTATGACAGTCAAGGTGCTGGCATCGCGAATAGCGGGGGTGTCGGGGCGATTGCTGCCACCACGGGGATGACGCTGTCCCACGCTTCTCAAACCGGGTCGTTCAAGGGAGAGGTTTCGCTTCAGCGCAGTGCGTCAAGCGCCAACCTGTGGAAAATGACAGGGATCATCAGAGCCAGCACCAACAACGTCGTCGCGATGGTTTTTGGCGAGGTAACCCTTTCGGCAGATCTGACTGGCATCACCATCACGACCGCCGCCGGCACGGTAACACTCAGCAACAATGTTCAACTATGGGCACAACTCTGATGGTGAAAATCAAAGTCTTTAACGCGACCACTGGCGAAGTGACTGAAGAAGAATACACAGCGTCTCCTTTGCCTGCTCCTCAAACTGGGGATGTGGACAACGAGCGCGACCGTCGCATCGCCCTCGGCTTCGACTGGAACGGCAAGCACTACCAGTCACGTCAGTTTGACCTCGACAACATCCGCTCGATGGGCGCCGCCGCAACGGCCATGATCGCTCAAGGCCAAGTCGATACCGGCTACCGCTGGTTCGATGCCTCGCAGGATTTCGTCTGGATCGCAGCCGATAATTCCCTCACTCCGATGAGCGCTTCCGACATGATCGACTTCGCGCTGGCGGCTGCCGTCTGGGTAAAGAACTGCATCTTCGCCGCATCGGCCATCAAGGCAACGGCCGGCGGCATCCCTGCTGACTATGCTTCTGATGCGAGGTGGCCGAATGCGTCCTCCAGCTAATAACGCTCTCGCCCGCCTGGGCACGCTGTCCGTCACCTTGAACGACGAGCTCCGCCCCGGCTGGCTGGTGGCCGACGGCGCCACCGAATACAGCAAGGCTTCCTATCCGGCCTTCGTCACGAAGTTCTCGGCTCGAGACTGGTTCCTTGCAGGATCGGCCACAACGAAGTTCAAGCTGCTCGACATGCGCGATCTAGCGCTGGTCATCGCCGGCAAGACGGTCTCGCTCGGCTCGGTCGTCGGTATCGCTGAATACGAACTGACGGCGGACAATCTGCCGGAGCACTCGCACACATACGATCAGCCGGCGCTCGACGCCCCTGAGAACGTCAACGTGATCGGCTCCATTCTGGGCGGCGTCCTGAAGGGGCTCACCTTGGCGCGGCCGAAGATCACCACTGGCGCGGCGTCCGGTAAGGCTGGCAAGCCGAGTGCCACCATCAAGAAGATCCCGATCACGCCCAAGTCGATCGGCGTCAACGTCTTCGTCTTCGCGGGCCTTCCGCAAACCTGAGGTCTCCATGTCCTGGCTATTCGACAAGCTCGTGAGCAATCCGGGCCGCGTTCTGCTGCGCTCTCTTTCCATGTGGTGCGTCTACCTCGCAGGCTTGGCCGAGGTGGTGCCGTACATCGTGCCTTACCTCGACGACTACATCCCGCGCTGGCTGTCCGTCGCCTTCCTCATCCTGGCGCCGCTCGCGCGCATCATCCCGCAAGGAAACCTTCATGCCGATAAATAAGATCACCCCGTCCAAGCGGGGCAAGGCTGCTATTGCCGGCGTGCTGCTGGCCCTTGTCGGCGGCTTCGGTGCCTTCCAGGCCAAGACAGCGCCACCGCCCGCCGTCGTGCTTGCTGTCGATCATCTGATCAAGCCATGGGAAGGCCTTGTGCTCAAAGCGCACTGGGACCCTTTCGCGAAGATCTACGACATCTGCTACGGCGAAACCCTGATCGACGGGAAGCCGGTCACCGCTGGCATGACCAAGACCAAGATCGAATGCGAAGCCATCCTGCAGAGGCGCGTCATCCGCGATTACTACACGCCGCTGACGAAATGCATCGCCGGTTTCGAGGAAAAGCCGATCAGCCTGCAGGCTTCGATCATCTCCGGCGCCTATAACTTCGGCGTCAGCGCGTCCTGCAATTCGACAGCCGCGCGCTTTACCCGCATCGATCGTTACCGCGAGGCCTGCGAAGCGCAGACGGCGTTCAACAAGGCGGGCGGCCAGATCGTCACCGGACTTGTGAAGCGGCGCGAGATGGGTGACGCCCAGCGCATCGGCGAGGCTGAGCTTTGCGTGAGTGGCCTATGATGTTTGGCAACCTCTCCGACATCATCAAGATCCCTGCCGCCATCCTTATCGGCATCGTCCTGGCGAGTGTGTTCCTGATCTTCACCTATGAAGGCCTGCGCCTTCCCCTGATCGGGCAGGTGATCAACGGGCGGGTGCAGAACGAAGTCGCCGACGCGACAAAGGACATGGTCGCGAGCTTCCGGCTCACTGCGGCGCTGGCGCAGCTCGACAAGGAACGCAAGGACCGAGAGACGGCGCAGCAGCTCAACACCGAAGCGCAGAAACGCCAACTGGCGTCCGATCTGGCTCGCTCCAATGCCGAAGCGGCACTGGCGGCCCGCATCGCGGCGGATACGAGCGCTGACGGTGCTGTATGGACACAGGAGGATATCGATTGGTCAAGGCGCTGATCATCATCTCGCTCGCTGCCCTTGCCGGGTGCGAGACGACGAAGGCACAGCTCCACGAAGCTGCTGTCACCACGGGGCAGGCACAAGCCCGCTTCGATTTCCCCGACCTCCCGCCGGCGTGCACTGCGCACGTCAATCGCGTCATCCCGAAGGTGGGCGAGAAGGTGCGCTGGACGCAAGGCCGATGGGAAATCACGGCTGACAATCGCGACCAGCTTGCCGACGACTGCCACGCCTGGGGTGTGGAAGCAAAGCAGAAGTACGCGGGCAACCGCTGAGCATCATAGCATGCGCATTGGAAGGGCTTACGGGGTTGAGTGAGGATACGATGAGCAACAACAACAACCAGTTCGACCCAATGGCTTCATGGGCTCGGTTGTCGGAGCGGGTGGAGAACCAGGGGAAAGACATCGTCGATCTCCGTTCGAACATGAACACGGGATTCCAGACGCTCAACTCCGCGATCGGCACGCTTTCGAACGAAGTGCGCAGTAATAGCAAAACACAGTGGCCGGTCATCTGGGCAGCGGCCGGCGTCTGCTTCACCGTTCTGGTGACGATCGGGACGTTCTTCTACAGCACCCTTTCCAAGGGGCAGGATCGTCTCGACGTCGCCATCATCAAGAACTCGGAAACGAGCCAAGCGGCAATCACCCGCCTCGCCGAGACCACGCAGATAGCCATCGCCACGCTGTCGGAGAAGATGGTCACGCAGAAGGAACTCGACTGGCGCACGCAGCGCAGCGCCGAGGATCGCCAGCGCACTGACGCTTCGGTGAAGGAGCTGCGCGACAAGATGGTTCCGCGTGACGAGCTCGACCGGATCTTCGCGAATGAGGGGCAGTGGCGGGATGATATCCGCCAGAGGCTCGACCGCCTCGAGAGTGCGCGGCAGGGCGGATAAAAAAAGCCCCCGGTGTTGAACGGGGGCAAGTGTGTGACTGAAATGGGCGCCGGGGGAAAGGTCTCGACGCGCGCCATCAAAACGTCGATCTGCCGTTTAGGTTCCGCTGCTGTCGATCACGAGAGCGTTGTCGCCCTACGATCAGAGACGGAGGACGCCAACAGGCGAAAACAAACGCGCCCCGTAGTGCCGCATCTCCGCTGGTTGCCGCAATGGCATCTGGCATAAGATTCTACGCGGGGATCGTTGGATTCTTGGCATTTTCGGTGCGCAAGCCGTCTATGTGATGAAGGAGGGCAATTGCCGCGGCCGTCGGGTCGGATTCCGACGCATCAACTGTGTAGTTCGGACAGAGCGGTTCTTCGTAGGGGCTGCTCAGGCCTGTCATCTGGCTAATTTGCCCGGCGCGGGCCCTTTTGTACAAGCCTTTTGGATCTCGCTCCTCACAGATATTCAGCGGGGTGCTCACATAAACCTCGACGAAGCGGTCGGGGCCAATCAATTCCCGGGCCATTTCACGATCTGACCGGAAAGGGGAGATCAAAGATGTGATGACCACAAGACCGGCATCCATCATCAGCTTCGCAACTTCAGCAACGCGCCTGATATTTTCGACCCGTCCAGTCTCAGAGAAATCGAGATCGGCGCTAAGTCCACGACGGATATTGTCACCGTCGAGCACGTAGCTATGCCTACCTCTCGCGACGAGTTCGCGTTCCAACGCGTCAGCAAGGGTGGATTTTCCGGCCCCCGACAAGCCCGTCATCCAGATGACTATCGCCGCATGACCGTTGAGGTGCTCACGGTCTTCTCTTGAGATTGAAAACTCTCGAACGAAAATATTACGTTCCGTCACAGTGTCCCCCAGACCTAACGTCAAATTCGCGAAGTTAGATGCTGCGAAAACGCTCGGAGGTCAAGTTGGAAGACAGTCCATATCTGGGGCTGCTTATACACCGCACCCAAGAAGGGTCCTTAGCTGAAGGCTTGCAGCCAGCCTGCACCTTAAATCGATTATCGAGTGCACCTTTGTGTGAACGCGCTCTTCAGTAGGAAGTCCGCTGATGGCGTACTTATGGAGCTTGCTCTGAGCTGCTACACTGGTTTGCCTAGCATTGTCCGTGGCTGCCACGGGGGCGAGTTTGTCTATAAGGCGATTGTCGATCATATCGGCTCCTACCTGAGGCGAGAGCGCATATAATCTCCCAATCGGCTCTGCCCGGAAAGAATGGGGCCGACGATAAAGCGTACGCTATTCCACGCGAATGACCTAACGGTTATATAGCATGCTTATGCGTCGATCCCGTCAGGCCGCAAACACGCACCTCAGCCGCCGGCACCGGGAGGCGCATCGTTCTCCATGAACTCGGGATACTGTACGACTTCGCTCACGATAGTATCGACCGATCGATCAGATGGTTTCGCAAGGCGGACACCTTCGCCGCCCGCTGGAGAACTTAGCCCTGAGGTGATTAGTATGGCCCCGGCTTCTTCCACCGCTGTTCGAAGCGCTGCAATACTATCGTCTAGAGCGCCACCGTCCGCTTCGAAAGTTCGCAAGACTTCGACGTCGACTCGAGCTCGAAGGGCGAGGTCATCTTGGGAGAGATCGAGAAGAGCGCGAGCTGCGCGACACTGCTGCGGCGTCAAAGTGTATCCTTCCTCACCAGCAAAAGCTGGTTGTTGCCGAGCAGATCAATCACGCCCTCGTCTTTCAAGGCGTACAAGGCGTCGACGATATCGTTCTCGGTGAGGCCATCAGCGACCATGGTAGGGCCGATCTCAAAGAGGTTGATCCAGGAGCCGGGTTCAACTCCCAGCTTTCCGAGCAGGGCGAGCAACGCGCCCTTCGTATCTCGCTGCTCGCTCATCAGTGCGCCCTCGGCCGGTGGTTCTGCCACCGCGGCAAGCTCTTCTTCTCGCGTTTCTCCGGCCAGCGCAGAACGTCAGCGTTCGTGATCAGCGGTAGATCCGCGTGACGGGCGGCAAGGATGAACGCCTCGCGCGCCGCTTCGCCGTTGATCTGGGCTTCGAGCGCTCGTAGACAGGCCGCCACGGCCGCCGTCCAGACGTCGCCCTTCTTCTCCTTGGGCCAACGTCCGCCGATCAAGGCCTCGGCAAGCCCCATCACCGTTTCAATGCGATTGTATTTTCCCGGCCCAGCTATCGCGACCCCTATGGGTGAAATGGGCACGTCCAAGAAATCATCCTGCATGGCATCCTCCCGCGCAGCAGACGCGACTCAACGGAGTAGCGGGTGATTCGTTCCGTGCTGCCATCGCCTCTAATCATCCCAGTTTTCCGGCCCGTCGGGCGCGAGGCCCCGACACGAGTGGTGGTCATCTGTCGTCGCGGCCGGTTCTGGGATAGGCGCCGGAATGATAGTGCAAACCAGCGTCTTGATATCGATGTTGACGATGGCGCCAGCGTTGCGTGCCGCTCGGATTATCCGCTCAATGTCGGCTTGGCGGAATGATGCACGGGTCATCGTTTGGCCTTGGAAGGTGAGCGAGGCGAGGTCTTCGCCCTTATCCGCAATAGCTCCTCGTAGTCACTCCCGATCGACGGTTTGAACGCGGGCGCCGCGGCCGCTGGCGCTTTGATCTTAGGTCTCGACGCCTTCAGCAAGGCTTCCACATCTTCCGGCATCAGAAACATTGCCTTGCCGATCAGACGATAGGCACCAATCTGGCGTGCTTTGTCCCGTAAGGTTCGTTCAGAAATATGGATACCAGCTTTTGCAAACCGTTCGACTAACTGGGTCGGCGTGATCGCACTTTCTATATCGGTCATCAGTTATCCTCCTTAGCGAGACGGCCAAACCATGTCGCATGTCGCAGTCCATGTCGCACGGAATCGCCGTTAGTGCCTGTGGAGGACTGTAAGCCAATTGCTCAGCCTCTGTATTATCTCGATCAGTTCCGTCGACGTGACTACCTTTGCCTCGGCATAGCCTAGCGGGCCGACGGCCAGGACATGCCAGTAGCCATCTGGAAGTTGGGTGAGGACATGGAATGGAGGGGTGGCGTTCAT